TATGCTCTGCTCTCAGATACTTACAACAATCCACACAATACGTGCCTTTTCTATCCAAAAGTTCTCCACACTTTATACATAGCCCATTCGCCTTACGATAATCTATCGTCATATTTCCCAATTATTTTTTAGCCTCCTCTTCATTATAAGGTACACCACAGAACGGACAGTATTTATAGGCCATATTTGCCTTTGATTTTTTGGTCTTAGGCTCACCCTTCCTATTTTTGTAGGTGTGCTCAATTACTACAGGACTATATAGCTCCTGCTTAACTGCGCCTCCGTCACTGAACATTAAAGCTGTATTCTGTAGCTTTGCGCCTAGCACCTCTTCTATATCTTTATTTTTTGCATAGCGTTCTTTTAGCTCTGCTTCAATTTCATAGATACACTTACATGCCATTACTCATCAGCCTCCTCAGCATCATTGAATAGGCCTAGCTCTGTACCTAATTGCACACAGCCTATGATAACATTAGCGACCTCAGTACCACTCATACTAGCAAACTCGAAAGTTAAATTATGGTCCCCGTCTTCATTATAAGTGTCTTCATCTGTAATTATTACACCTTTTAATATTTCCTTCTCTGTGCCGTCGTCATATTTGACTATTATTTTCTCCACCATATTATCTTTTACTTTCTTCATATACTATAAGCTCCTTTGTTTCTAAATTTTGACTGTAGTAGTCATGAGCGCTATTTTCTTTATCAGCCTCATTCATAAAATTAAACATCAGCCCACGGAACCCTGCAAAAATAGCTACGTTATATTTTGCACATAGCTCTGCTAATTCCTTTTTAAATTGTTCTCCATTTTCATTCATTTTATAACCACCCTTTCATATACATATAGCAATTTAAAGCACCTTTTACAGTAGTTGTCTTACCTTTTCTTGTTACCCCACCACCGAATAGCATAGGACACTCTGCTGTACAATTAACTTGATTTTTTCTTTTTGGCTCAAAGTCTTTACCACAACTTTTGCATTTTCTCATTTCATATTTTCCCATAGCTCTTCACCCTCTCATTACTTTTTAAATGCTATTTCTTTGTATTCTGCTTGGGATTTAATAAGAATATCAAGACAAACTAAAATACATTCATCGCATATATCAGCATTTGTAGATGTTATTATTCTCTTTGCTTGTTTTTCAGTTTTACCACAAAAACTGCATACTTTCATATAATCACCCCTTAAACTCAATTCGCTATACTTACATTTAGTGTCGAAATTTCGGGAAATTTACGTTTCCCGATAAGTTTTACACCTCTAGCCTAACCACTGTGCCAATTACTTCCAGGTCTTCCTCTCTTACAGTACAAGATAGCGCCATTGTGCCTCCTGTACGACCCTTAAATTCTACTAACCATTTATCTTCATATGCTCTACAAGTAACAATACCGTATGCACCTAAAAGCTCTATAGGTACACTGTTGGTTCTCACCACTTTTACTAGGCTATCTTTTCCTATAACCATTATTACCACCTCAACTCTAAATTTAATGCTTTTCTACGTCTTTCTATTACCATGTCCAAACATCTGCGACACTGTGACCTTCCATCAGCTGGTGCCCCACACTGTACACATAAATGTTTTTCTCTGCGTTCTGCCGTTACCATTCTTGCTCGGAGTCTTAGCTTAGCTGCACAAGGCCCACACAGTAAGGTTTTTCTACCTGCCTCCAGAGGCTTTCTGCAAGTACTACATATCCCCTGCTCATGCAGCTCATGCACATGCTTTCTACTATTTTTATTATTATAGCTGTTGCATGCAGCACAATATATACCCTCCCTATCCAATGGTTGACCACACTGTATACATTTACCGTTATTTTTTCTGGTCATCCTTACTTTATTCATAGCTACTTCTTAGCCTCCTCAGTGCTATAAGTTATATCTATGCTGTGTACAATTGCTTCAGAGCCAGGTGCAAAAGACTCTTTAAGCTCTACAATCTCTATATCATTTTCTAGCTGTGCTTTCAGGTCGGTCTCTATCTCAGCTTTAATGCACTCTGGTAGCCTAGGTATTAGTGGATGCTCATTAAAGTGCAATAGCTTTTTTCTATACATATTGCAGTAATGATTCTCCTCCGTTGCATGTAAAACTAGTCCTTCTGTCTTCGCCCTGTATCTTAAATAGCGCTGTCTCTCTTCTGTTAAAGACAACCAATCACAGTGGTCACAGTATTTATTCATTACCCTCAATCCCCCTCTATTATTTTTTAGCTAACCACACATTGCCATCCTCACTAAACATTAGTAAGTCCTTAGTAGTGTACTTGTTATAATCCATATCTAGCAGTATATAAACATTTAATACATTCTCTAGGTAGTCCTGATAGTGCATATCGAAGTCTGCTATAAGCTCATCTAGCTTAGCTTTTTCACATGTAAGTCTATCCTGTAGACCACGCATAGCCTCTGCTTCAAGCACTGATATACGGCCTAGGTATATCCCCTGAGCTGCAAGCTTATCATTTTCACTACAATCTTGTTTATCCAATTGAGCCCCTGTGCTGAGGCTTAAAACTTTACCCATAATTTTGTACCCCCCTTATTCTGTGCTTAAGTTATTAGGTGCAGCTTCACCCTCTGCATAAAAAGCATTCCTACTAAATCCGACCACATGATGGAACTCATCATGTACATATATTTTATCCTCGGTCTCATAAAATAATGAATAGTCATGGTCTTCTATAAGGTGCACCCTATCATACTGGTCTGTTACAGTCTCTTTTGCCTTTCTTAAGATTACTGGTTCTTCTGGTTCTTTTTTCATACTATACCCTCTCCTTTTAGTTCTTTACAGTTAAACCTATATTTGCCACGTTATATGACCTCCTGGAGAGGCAAATATAGATTTCAGGTGCAATTACATTCCTACTTACTTTGCATCCCCAGAGCTGATGCTAGGGCTTGTGTAGTGCGTAGTAATATAGTTGTCTGACTCATCGCCTGATTTAGTAGCCTTTTTAGCTGGTCATTTTCATGCAGTAGCTCCTCATAGCTTGAGAAGTGGTAATCTAAGGCCGAGGTGGCTACTTGCACTGGCTTAATAGTTTCATGAATAGTTTCATGTCTAGCCATATGTGAAAGTTTGCCAACCTCGGGCTTAAACCAGCTATAAAATTGGTTACGCCCTATTGAAGTTATATTATTAGCTTTAGCATAATCACTAAAATTCTCTAACGCCTGCGCATATACTTTTGCGGTGTTGCTATCCTCTATTTTATCTACTTGCTTAAATAGTTCCATTACTAAATTCTTTGTGCTCCAGGTAGTTTTAGCACTTATTGCTGAATAAAAATCTTCTTCTATAAACATTTACATCGTCCCCCTATAAATTATTGTGCAAGAAAAGGACCTCCGTAGAGGTCCTTGGCTTCTACTATTATTATGCTCTTAATACTTTATTTACATTGCCACATTTTTCACATTTCTTAGTGCAACCATTTCCTAGCTTCATATAAGTTAGCTCTTCACTACACTTCAAACACTTAATTGCTTTTTTATTATCCGCATTTATATACTCTACAGCTACGTTTGGTAGTGCTGTGGCTGCTGTATCTACCTTATTTGCTGGTGCTGGGCCACCTTGAAGCACAGGCTTTCCTACACTTGGAGACTTCGCTGCAGGTGAACCTACAGTTTTAGTAGGTGTAGCTGCTGCTGGTGTAGCTGCTGCTGGTGTAATAGGTACATTAAGTGCTTGCCCTATAAATTCTACTGTAGCAGGACCTAGATTAAGCTCGCCGCCTGAGTCAAATAAGTGGTCTGCATTTAAGTCTTCTTCTTCAACTTCGGGTGCTACATCAGCCTCTGTATCAACTAAGAACTGGCTTATGTCTACTGCTTGCATATCTACTAAAGCTTGTAATGCTTCTAGTGTTACACCTGCAGGTACTTTTCTGCTGTCTACTTTATAATTAGCTTCACCTTCAGCTATAATTTCCCACTGAAGCTCTTCAGGACACGCTTCATATGCTACTATTGAAAGGCCGTTAGTGTACTGATTCCAGCAATGATTGAAGAACTCACACTTTTCAGCGCCTTTTCCCCACGAACAAGGAAAAGCATCAGGAGACTCAGAACATCTTGGTGGCATTATATCTGCCATATCTGCATTAGTTGCTTGCGCTGCCTCTAGTAATTTCTTTGTTTCCCAAAGTTGATTTACTCTAGCTACTACACCTAATACTTGGTCGCTTCCGTAGAATCTTTCACTGTCTACTACTACTCTAAGCACACCGTCTGCTGGCTCACCGTGTATCTCAGGTGTAAACTGGTAGTCAGCGCCTTCGTGCATATCATGCCATAGTATTTGGACCTCTACTAAATCATTGCTGCCCTTATCTTCAATGTAGATGCTTCCATATGGTGTATTTAGCATGTACATATAGAAAGTTATTTGGTCTATATAGCCTCTGAGCTCAGATACATCACCATTAGCTACTCTTTTAAATCCCCAAGGGTTCATAGTCTTAAGGTCCGCTACCATTGGAAGAGCTTCGTATGCTTCGTTGTACTCTCCTTCGGCTGTATATAAACCTATTGACTTAGCGTATGTGTCGTCTATGTCTACTTCAATTTCCCACTGGTCAGTGTCTTCATTCTTGCTGTAACCTATAGTGCATAAATCTTGTGCATGAGCTCTGAGGATATTTACGTCTAGTAATCCATCATAGTGTCCTGCCCATTCCCATTCAAATTGCTTTAAGTAATCGTCGTCCTTTGAGCTTAGACGTTCTTCCATTGAGATTAGAACACCCATGTCTTCCCACCACTTTTGGTATCTGGCATGCATACTGTCTCCATTTGCTAGCTGTCTAAGGTTTTTTGTTGTTCTAGGTATAACTGGTATTTGGTGTTTGAAGAATCCGTATAAGATTTTTCTATCACCACCGCCTAACTCTGAGGCTCTGAAATAGTTCTTAACATTCCCTTTATCTGTGTATTGAGCTTTTGATTGCTCACTGTACTCTCTACTGGCCATTATAAATTTGTTCACTGCTTGCATTAACATCAATATATCAACTCTCTTTCATTTATATTATTTACTCTCTTTGCTATAACTTATGCTGTTATATAATAGTATATACTAACGGTTAGAATTAGTCAACAACTTTTTACAAACATGAACAACTTTTAAGTCATAAGAAAAGCGCCTAGAGAGTGGGCCCTAGGTGCTTTCTTTGACCTTACGCAATATACTTGTTAAATAAATTTTTGACTATATTCTAAGGTCTTGCTATTACTATACTATTACTTACCTATTTATACAATGTTTATATTCCAGTATGTCCGAAGCCACCGCCTCTGCTGTCTTCATCATTGACTATTCCTTCTTCAATGACTAGAGGTCTTATTACTTCATTGAATACTAATTGAGCTATTTTGTTACCCTTACGTATAAGGTAAGTTTTAGCTGGTATAGCGGCTGCTGTCTCTACATCTTCTACAGGCACCTTATTTCCTTTTAGGTCTAAGAAGTGGTCTGTACGATATAGTAGATTAACTCTATCGGCTGTGTTAGTTAATATAACACCTATCTCATCCCTGAAAAAATTATCTACTGTGCCTGGGGCATTAGCCATTCTAATAAGTGTAGCAGCGCTTATGCCTGATTTAGGCCTTACTTGACACTCAAAACGATAGCCTAATTCATGTAGAGGGTGTCTAGGTATTTCCATTTTAATTCCTATTTTAATTATTTTAGTTTCCCCTGGCTGCAATGTAATATCTTCTACAGCGTACACATCCATACCGCTATCACCATCTGATGCATAAGTTGGTATTATTGCATCTACATGTAATTTCTCAATTATTAATTTTCCCATAAGTTGTAGTTGTGCAGCCTCTGCTGACTCTTCAATTTTTGCTGCTATTTCCTTTTTTCTTCTAGTTGACCATTTTTTCATAATAATCTCTCCTCTTATTTTATTTATTTGTAGAGGTCATAAGGCCTCCCAATATCTTTATTTACTTAATAGTTCGTCGTAAGTAAGCTCCCCAACTTCTTTGACTTCATATACTAATATTCCTGTAATATTATCCTTTGCAAACCTAGCACTTGTTAGAGTATCCTTTGCGTACTCTAACGCCTTTTCCTTTGTCACACCTTCAAAAGTTACCCTCTCATTTTTATTCATGTTAGCTACTACTCTGTATAACATACTGATACCTCCATAATTTTATTTGTAGAGGCCTTGCGACCTCTTACTCCTACTATACAAAGGTCTTTTTAGAAAGTATACGGTGGCTATTTTACTGCCTCTGTGTAGGCAAATTTACACTTATTTAACGGCTTATAAGTACCTTTAATCCATTGTCTAATATGCGAGTCATTTGTATTAAAAAAATCAGCACACTGCCTCACGCTACTAAAGTTTTTTATTGCACCGTCTGGATAGCTTACACTAACAGGGTGTTTCCTAGTATTCACTCCCAACTCAGTATTCTCTACAAAGTCTAAGATATGAATATTAGCAGGTGTATAGCCTATACTAGTATCTTTGCGGTCTACACTAGGTACTAGCCCTTTATCTAGTAGGGTCTTTATATCAGCATAGAAGTTTGCATACAAGTATAGTTTCATTTCTGTGGGTGTACTAAAGCCAAAAGGTTCCACTAAATGTCTGTAGCCCTTTTTATACGATTTAGATTTAGCAAATACCCTAGCGTAGGCAGACCATGCCATTTCTCTGCACTTATACATAACAATATCAGTCTCTTTTTGTCTCTGTCTTCTTTGCTTGTTAGCAAAGGCCTTGCACATAAGGCACATAGTCCGATTTCCCTCAAAGTATTCAGATGTGCTCGGTTTATAGCTGTTACATGCCGCACATTTCCTATACAGCGTGCCTTTAACTACCTTAGTTACCATTGCAGCACGTTTTGGTTTATCATGTCCTTCGCAGTGCCTACAATTAGGTCTGTATGACTGTTCTCCATTCCTTTTAAAGCCGTTTTTTGCAAAGTCACCTACATTTTTTTCTTTCCCACATGTCTGGCATATCTTTGTTTCCATAGATTACCACCTCCTAGCCTTATTATACTGCATAAAAGGTGGTTAGTCAACGGGTAAATAATCACCTCACGGGACAAACTCCGTTGGAGCATCCATCTTCCTTAGATAAATCAAAGTCCTCACCTGCAGTATCAAGCTCAGCTTCAAACTTATTTAAAAGCTCTGAGTCTAATACAGTCATCTTAGCTTCTCTAGCCTCATACTCCTCCTCAGTACAAGCTTCTTCAGGTAATAGTGGATAGAATGTAGTAAATCTCTCTAAGAAGCTTACACCTACAAAGTCGTCCCAGTTATCCCAGATAGCTTGCTCTACTTCAGGCCACTCGTGAGGGTGCACATCTATAGTTATGCTTGTGTTGTGTTCTGTGTAGTTCCTTTGAAATCCAAAGTACGTATCAAGCTGGTCCTTTGCTGTTACGTCCATCGTAGTGTGAATAGCTCCACTCTTTACTGGTAGCTCAACAACCCTAGTAGTAACTGGTGTAAGTTTACCCTTAGCATTATACACACCTTGCCCTGTTTCGTTAACTACTGGCCACCCTTGAGCTTCCACAGTCTTTAAAACTGGGTCATTCGCATTTACTCTTACTCTTCTTATATAGTAAGGTGCACGGCTTCTGTGTGCTCCTGGTGACCTACCCCCAGCTACTTTGGATAATGTACCCTCAGGCTTCATAGTAGTGGCTAACTTAGGTGTATCTATTCCTAGCTCACAGGCGTATTCTTCAAGTGCTTCTTTTACTGCCTCTTTTAATTGCATTTGTAGTAGCTTTTCAGGGGGGCTACCTGCTGCAATTCCTACGCTGTCTAGCATATCGTACCAGCCTAATAAGCTTACACCTACTATTCTATCTGCTTTAGCTACTTTATCCCATTCAGGTAGCTCCAGTGTTACTAGGGTCATTCTAAGGGCTGCCCTTGCATTCATTCTATGCGCTTGTACAAAAGCTGGTATATCTAGCATATTACCTACTACAAAGGCCATAGCGTTAGTAGTTACTAGGTTACAGAGTTCCTTATTTTCTAGTAAGATTTCTGCACATGGGTTAATACCTTGGAACGTAGGCTTACGTAGTCTGGCTGCATAGGCATTAACAAAACCAGGTTCTCCATTAGCTCTCATAGTCTCAAAGTGTTTAGTTAGCTGCTCTCTAGTTGGTTTCTCTTCATAGAATACACTGTTATTACTCATATACCTGAAGTTATTTTCTAGGGTTATCTTAGCCTTAGCTTGTAAGGTCTCAGTGTCCTTAGGGTCTATTAAAGCTATCTCGGAGGTTCTTCTTACACCGCCGCTTACAACTAGTGCACCTATTATATTAGCTATATCTAGTGCATGTATAGGTCTTATTTTACCATCTACTGGTCTCGGTGCATACATATCAGTCATTAGGACATTGTGTATTTTTGTAAGCATAATTTTCATGCTCTCACCACCACTAGCTGTGCCTCCGAATGTTTTTAGTCTCTCACCCTTAGGTCTTATAAAATCATAGACTACACGAATAGTATCTACTTTTGAGTACTCATCCTCGGTGATTAGTCTGAAGTATTGGTATATAGCTTCACACCAGCCTTCTTTGCTATCACCAATTACTATAGCTGCAACGCTACCGTATACTTTTAAGCTTGTATCATCCTCCCTAGCATTTTTGCCTCTTACTGGGTTGTAATCATGACTAATTAATCTTATACCCTGGCGCACTGGCTTTAGTTTAGCTACATCTTTTTGTAGTATTCTGAAGCCTACCCCTGTGCCTAATAGCAGTAGATATTGAAGGTCTCTGAAGTCTTCCCACTTCTCAATAGTAGTAAATGCACAGTTGAAATTTGACATTGGAAACTTCCTAGCAGCCTCTGTGCCACCTACCCACAAAGTCCTACCACTAAGGAATTCTCTAAGGTGGAACATGTTGTCAAAGTATTCTTCAGCCTCTGCTGTGCTTGCTTCAGTGATAGGTGCTAAAGATACATTGTACTCAGTGGCTCTAGCACAAGTCTCTTTCCAAGTCTCTCTCCTATGCACCTCAGGTAGCCACCTACTGTAAGTTCTGTAGTAGACAAATTTACCTAGTGCATTCATTTCTTCTGGAAAATCCAGGTACTCACCTAAAAATTCTGTACTTAATAATTTCTTCATATCCTATACCCCCTGTATTTCTAACCATTTGCAGTAACCGATACCCACTGAGTCCCAAACATGGTCTGGTTGCTTGTGTAATACTGTAGCTGCCTCTGGTAGTTTATGCTTAATATAATGCTGCACTTGCAGCTTGCTAGCTCTCATGATTCCTAGTGTTTGCTTCTTCCAATACCCGTTTGCATATATAGTAGCGGGTAGCCCAAGCTGCCTAGTAAGCAGGCGCATATGCTCAGTTAGAAACGCCATTTCTTTATATGTCTTCCCCACAAACTTCCCTTGTTCAACAAAATCTTCCATAACTATGTCCGTAGGGTTTACTTTTTCGACAATTTGTTGTATACTAAGGCCAAGGTGGTCTATTCGGTCTCTAACCTGTACCTCTACACCGTCTTTACGCTTTGATGTATTTAGTACACCAATGGTGTTAGTGATGTGGATTTCAGATGTAGCTGTATTACCCACTAACACGGAGTATCCCATATTAGCGGTCCCTGGGTCAAAGGCTAGTAGAGTGATTATAGCCATATTATAATTCACCACTTTCCAATTTTTATTTTAAAAGTTGAATAACATATTATAAAACTGTGCATACTATGATATGCAAGGCATATAATATATTAAGCTACTCAAAGTAACTGGGATGACGAGTCTTAACAATATTTAATATTTGTTCTGCCAGCACCTCTTTGGGTTGATTGGCATTTAGTATAACGTAGCGGTCTGACTTAGAGGCAAAGTAAAGCATTCCTGCTTTTACTTTAGCATGATAGGCAGCACCTTTGCTCTCGTAGCTGTCTTGAGCACTAAGTTCTCTATATGGTTTTCCATCCAGCACAAACGTTAGGTCAGGCAATAGCAACCCCGTAGCGGCATGATGTAGCTGCAATAAAAATGCAGTTTTCCAGCCCTCGCAGCTACCCTGATACACTAACGAGCTGTCAAAATAACGGTCAGATATTACTATACCACCTCGTTTAAATAATGTAGGCTTTAGTACTTCCTTATAATGTTGGCTTCGGTCGGCCATCATTAAAAATAGCGAAGTAGCTTTACTCAGCTGTGCCGCTGGGTCTAGCAATATTTTACGGAGTTCTTGTCCTAACGGTGTGCCCCCTGGCTCCCTGGTTAGGACGGCCTCTATTCCTAATTTTTGTATGTTTTTTTGTAGCAGAAGGCTTTGGAGAGTACCTCCTAGGCCTTCTGCTGTTTTCTCGAAAGTTATAAATAAGCCTCTGTGTTTCTTCATAGGTCCTCTCCTTTATTCAAAGTGTAGATAGTTCTCATCATAGTCCTCACGTATCGTAACCACTGTGTGCTCCAGCTTAAAATGTCTTACTACTGGTGCATATATAGTCACTGTAGATTGCAGCTCTGGCCTCTGGTAGAATCCTTCAACTCTAGCAAGTTTAGCTATAATCCCTGGGTTTATAATTAGCTTCTTTGGGGGCTCTTGTGCCCAGTAAATATACTGACTCTCTAGCTCATTGAGCTGCTTAAAGAATAAGTCTAGGTCCTCTGTGGTAAGTTTATCATTATTCATGCTTGATTGCCCCCTTAGCTAACAAGGTATAAATTTGATTACGGGCAGTGTTTGCATCTATTTGAGCTTTGTTAATCTCTTCTTTGCCCTCTACCCAAACGTAGCCATAGTATTTTAACCACTGATTTAATGATTGTATTTGTACTTGCATATTATTTCACCTTCTTTCATAGCTTATTTTATTATATAACCTATAGGGTATTCTTTATCCCTGCCACAATATTTATATTTTCCAACTAAAATTCCTACATGTGCACCACCGTATTCTTTAATTATTAAGCTGTCCTTTTCTACATCGGAGAGGGTCTCTGGTAGCTTATCGTATAGCTGCTCTACTGTATTAAAAGGTGTTATGGTATCTTCTAGGCCTTCGAGAGAGCCTACTCTTCTATAACAGTACTTAAAGTCTTCTTCTTTTCCAGGACATAGGCCTAATCTATTCTTAGTATCACATGTTGCACATATCTTACTCATACCTTATCTCCTCATTAAAATTATAAGCATATCTAGGGAAATTGCAGGCATAACTTCCACTAAACTCTGTGTCCATGTGTAAGCAAGCAGTAGCTTTTATTTCTACTAGCCTAGCGGACCCCTTAGCTAGTTGCTTGTTTAGCTCGTTTATCTTTTTTAAGACCTCAGGATAGTGTAGTTTTAAGTGCTCTTTTATCTCACCTTTTAAGCTGCAAGAAAACTTGTCATATGCAGCCATAGTTTCACTGAATGACTCCCAGTGCCTTTGGTGATGCCAGTTTGCTAAATACTTATTCCAGTCCTCTGTATGTTTCTCATACCCATTTATTACAGAGGCACAGTGCTCTTGTACTAGTGAGTCTATTTTAAATGTTATATTGGTTCTAGTACATATCAGCTTGCTTAGCTCAAAGGCACTAGCCACTTGTTCTGTGCTGTAGGCTGTGATAGTGGTACCAGAGCTGTATAGGTCCTTTATTTCAAACATAAAATCAAACTTAAATTCAGGGCGCATTGCATAGGGGTAGTTGCCTATAATGGCATAAGGCTCACTATAGGATGGAATCCTCTTAATAGTCAGGGCTATCGTAGCCACTGAGTTCCCGTTAAACTTGTCTATCTCACTAACTAATGCTTTAATAGATATACCGTCAATAATATAATCTTCATTTATGTCCATAGAGGGCATAGGGCTAAGTCTTGTACTTATCATCTTTATTTACCTCCTATACACTTACTAACTACCTCGGTAGCTAGGTCTTGGTAAGTCTTTAGCAGACTTTTTTTCTGCGCATTATAGTTTTTCCTAAGCGTTTCTAGCCGTACACTTAGCTTAAGTCCTTCTTCGTATTCTAGTATAAACTCAGGCATAAATGCCATAGGTTCATAGCCTTTAGCCACAATACTACCTTTAGCTTTAAACTCTACAACTTCGCCCCAGAGTAGGTATGGGTACATATCATATTTCCAAAATGCCATTATTCTATTCATAAGCTATTTACCTCCTGCTATATTAGTATGCACACGCATGAGGCTAGGGGCTATCTTAAGTCCCCAGACATGGTCTGCTAAGTGAAAGCCTGTAGTACCGTCAAAGTCCTTCATATCCTCCCAGAACACTGACTCTGCAGCTATATCTGGGTGGTCTTTTTGTAGTGCCACTAATTCTCTAGCCCAGATGTCCCAGGTCTTGTCTGGTAGTAGATTACTGTTCATACGATAGTAGATTACACTATGCACTATAATCTGTCTCTGTCTTCTATTTATTAGCTCCAGTATCTTTTCAGGGTCTTTGGCCTGTAGAGGCTTAGTCACTGGGGCTGCTGGTCTATTGGGCACTAGGGCACCTTGTGGTACCCTCTTCTTCAATATAGCCATATCAACGCACCTCAATCCCTGCTAACTTAAATAGGTGCATATCAGGTTTAATATCGTCGTAAGTTACGTCTGTAGCTTCTTTACGAGTTTCCTTAGGGTGTACATATGGTGCCCCGTGTTCATCATGCTTTAAGTCTAGCGCGTGGCTCCATATCTTACCCACTGAAGGCTCTGCTATTAGAGGCATTATATCACTGAAGCCGTCTACTGGTCTTTCCATAATAGACTGTAATATCTTGCAACCTTCTATAGCATACTCTACTGGTGTCTCACACATTAATTCATCATGTATTTGTATAACTGGCTTTAGCCACTTAGGTGCTTCTCTTCTTAGGTTTACCATAGCTGCAGCTATAATATCAGCCGCTGAGCCCTGAATAGGTGTGTTCATTGCTTTATTTTCACCTTTTTTTCTTAGCCACTTATTGGGACTATTTATTTCAGGTATAGGTCTTCGGTGGCCAAACATAGTCTCAACGTAACCGTGTTGTCTAGCATATGCTATAAGGTCATGTTGGTACTGTCTAACCCCTGGATAAGTAGCCATGTACTGAGCTATAAAGTTTTTAGCCTCGTCCACAGTCATACACATCTTAGGGTCAGCTGATAATCCATATTCTGTCATTCCATAAACTAATCCAAAGTTTACCTTTTTAGCTCTATACCTGGCTGGCTTGTATAATTTTGCCACTTCTTCAAGTTTACAAGGTAGCTTAAATACATCTAGTGCAGCTTTCGCGTGTAAGTCGCCTCCGTGAGCTAATACATCTATCATACCTTGCTCTCCTGCATACCAGGCTAGCACTTTTAATTCTACTTGTGAATAATCAGCGCCTACCCAGACAGTTTTGCCTGATAGTTTATTAGTATTTATATATACTGTAGGTCTAGTCAAAGGGCTTCTGAGGCCGCTGTAGTCCTTCTTAGGGTCATAGTCTGGAGCTTCAAATACACCACGTATACCCATCGGGTCATTATCAGCACGAGGTATGTTCTGAAGATTTGGTTTCTTAGACGCTAGCCTCCATGTGTTTACTAGGTTTAGGCATGTATGCAGCTTATGCGTATCTGCTCTACAGAACTGAAGCATACCCCCTACATATTTACCAGATTCATCATCATAGCTTCCCACGTAAGTGCTTTTAATTTTATCATATTTTCTTTTCTCATTTAAAACTTTCATAAATTTATTATCGCTGCTCGCTTCATAGCTCTCTATGATAGCATCTATATTCTTTTTACCTGTTGCAGGCATCCCTGTGGTCTTAGACCTATCAAGGCCTGCAGTGGATACCTTAAGCACGTGGAAAAATAGCCATGCTAAATGCTGTGTGCTTCCCCAGGTAAAGGGTCTCGGTGTCGATATTTTTAGTATAGTAGGGTCACCTTTCCATTTTCCCATGTCGTAGCTACCTGCTGGTACTATTACCTGGCCGTCCTCTTTCATGTCTGCATAGCCCCTGGTGACTTCAACTAATACTTCTTGTAGCTTAGCTTCAAGCCCCTCTTTTATTAGGGTCCCTGCATCATCATATTCACCTTTTAAGGCTCTGTCGGCTATATGCCCCATAGCTATAAGCTTATTAGGATTTATTTTCCAACCAGCAAGCTCATACTCACCTAATACCATCATTCTAGGTATGTCTATCTCTGTTATTACTTCCATCATACCTTCAGCTATTAGTATAGGTAAGAGCTTATAGTATATCCCAAGTGCCCAGTCACTATCTGAGCAGCTGTAGTCTATAATTTCCTGAGTTATAGGTAGCTCATTAAATGTTCTGCTTCGTGAGAACTTCTTAGTTTTAGGCAGCCCTTTGTTAGGACCTGACTTATAAAACTCACCTGTAGGTTCTTCCCAGTTATGCTTGCCTACTGTCTCTTTAAAACTCTTTATATCATCTACGTGTATAAGGCCGTGTACCATACCATCTTTATCAGCTAGCAGAGCCTTAGTTGCTGGCTTTAGCCCTACTTGGACTTCATAACCATCATTCATAGGCACTATATTCTCATCTAATGCTGCAGCTTTTACCATTATCATAGTATCCATTACCTTACCATTGCAGGCTTTGTCAAACATATCAATTCCATATAACATTGACCACTCATGCTCTGCTTTCATGTAATTCCACTATTTCTAGTGGCACAGACTATGCCTTCAAGAACCCTTTTGCAGGAGGTTTGTTTGCAGTTACCCCCTAGGACTCTTGCCCCTCATTTAAGTGATGTATATTCTCGTGACACTGCTTGCATAACCATGTAATTTCAAAAGGTTTATTGTAGTCTACATGGTGGGCTTCAGTATTACATTCTTTACCACATATAGTGCAATTAGTGGGCTTTACTAGCTTACCATACTTAATAGCTGCATTAACTTTAGCTCTGGTATTCTCCTTCAGCTTGCCCTCCGCTGTGCGCCTATATTTTCTTGAATTAGCATTACGCCTGGCCTTTCCTTCAGGTGTGCTAAGCCTGACCTTCTCTTTAGCTATGCGCTCATCTTTATGCTCTTTATAGTTTTGCTTTAAATACGCTTTATATGCCTCAGGGTCTTGCTCTCTCCATTCCCTAGAGTGAGCTAAACACTTTTCTATATTCTTTTCTCTCCATGCATGTTTATAATCTTTTTCACAGACTTTACAATGACCTCTTAAGCGTCTTTCGCCTTTAACTAAGAAAGTAGCAAACTCTTCAGGTGTCTTATCTGCTCCACATTTAGTACATATCATCATATCACCTACTTTAATTTATTTTTTACATCACTTCTCTACTTGCCCTGCAAAGGCTCGTATCAGTCGTTACATCCCAGCTAATGTCACCATTACTGTAGACACGGCGTTACCTTATCTTTCAACTTAGGATTCACCGTTGTGAGAGGGGTTTTACAACATCAATTATGTCTAACGTTGTGGATGACCAATAAAATATTAGGGTCTTCCATTATAGGCTTCATAAAGTCCTTTATAAATTCGTCTAGGTTCCAATTAGCTCCATAGCTATCCATAGCCAAAGGCATACAGAAAGCTTGACCCACCTTATAGGCAAATGACACCATAGTTAAATGATGGTCTTGTGGGTCCTGTGCTTCATCATCTGGGTCCCCGTCTGTTTCATAGTCTAGGGCACATATGCCCCCTTTTATTATATGCTGTCTTAGAAGCTCAAGCTTCTCAGGTTCATTTCTACTTATAATATGGTAGCCACTTTCAGGCAATCCACCTGTAGAGGCCACTGCTTTTACAATAGGCTTTACAGCCTTTTTAAGAGGTGCCACTATAGTGGTCGATAAATTGGCCTCGGTAACCTCTTTTAATTGCACAGGCGTCCTCTTACGCGTAATTCCGATGCCTGTACCAGCATCTATATCATTATTAGTTGGCTTTTTATTTTTCTGGTCTTCTATTTTCTTTTTTAGCATTGATAAATTTCCCATTTTCCCCCAGCTCCTCTGTCTTATTTACATAGCTCGTCTAAATACTCGGTCATTAGTATTCCTAGCCTCGGTGTAGCTAAATAGTACTTTTTAGATACTCTTTTAACTAAGCCAAAACCTTTCAGCAGCTTTAGTCTCTTCATTACTGGATTGTCGCTCCAGCCGTAGGTGTCGTATATCTGTTCTGCGGTTACTATCTTATTTTCATATATGAACTTAAGCAGCTCCCGTGTCATAGCTTTAGATTCTACTCTTTTTGTTGGATGTAGTATAGCTCTTATATACATTACGTCCTGCGTGCTTAAGTCCTGCACCTCTTTACTTGGTACCTTTTGCGCATACATTAGTTGCACACGCAATTTATAATCCTCTAATATCTTTTCTGGTGTAATCATATATTCCAGCTCCTTTTGATTAATCTTCCAGGCTCCACCCGTGCTCACAGCAATTTGTTAGCCCCCTTAGAATGCTTATAACATTGTGTACTAACTGTGCCTTTGCAAATGCTTGTGCCATAGGTATGTCCCCTGTATTATTTTCTTGCTCTTCTTTTTGCTTTTCCCACATAATATTTCTGTTATAGGTCTTTGTATGGATGCTATTTATAGCCTGCCATATATAGCCCTCTTCTTTGTTGTACTTAGAACAAAATTGTTGCACTTGCTCTTCTAAGAATATTCCACTTTCCATCATAATTAACTCCTCCTATACCATTTGTTTATTACTGTCTATATATACAAGTTTAAACAACATTGAACAATTTGTCAACATAAAAAAGAGGGGCTTAGTTGTCTCCCCTCAGTGGTTGCCTCATATAATTTTTATTGCATTAAAAAGTCTATAAACTTTGGTAGCTTCTTAAGACCTGACCTGGTGCTCTTTGTCATGCTATGCTTATTTAATATAGCTAGTCTAGCAGTTACCTGAGCACGGTCATAACCTAACATATCCATAATCTCGTTAGGCTTCAATATGTCATTTCTCCTGAAGAGTGCTAATATTTCTGCAGATACTGCAGCGTTATCACCAAAGTCTAAGGCTTTTAATGCTTTAGATACCTCAGCTCTCTCTTCATCTGTAAGCTCAGACTCTGCACGACTTCGTGCGGAATATTCATCTAACCTACAGTTGTTATCATCATATATGATAGTTATAAAATCTTCTACTGCATCTACATGCTCTTTTTTAACTATAACCTTAGTATGTGTTTCATCTGTAGAATGCACTAAGGCAGCTAGAGCTATTGCTAGTCTGGCTATTTTCTTACGCAAGTCTGCAGGTTCCATTAGCGGTACGTCCTTTGAATAGCCATACTTTTCACCAAGAGACTCGGCTTTTGCTAGTATAGCCTTCATAGTTTTCTTATCTATTTCTATATCACTAGCACTACGGCTCCAGGCCCACAGTATTGAGTCTCTAAATACTGTAGAGTCTATTAGCTGTTTAGTTGATTTCTCATACTCTGCATTTAATACATCCTTTGAAACGTCCCCAGACTCTAGAAATACAGCTAGGTCTAGTCTTCTAATATCTGCTGGAGAGGCAAATAAGGGCTTCAGTGCTTCCACACCATGAGTAAAACTACTTAGTTCTTTTGCTTTTGCTGGGTTAGTCATAAGTATAGTTCTTACTCTGGCATTTGTCTCTGCATTTACTGTCCTATCTACTCTTAGTACCCCAGTGGTTCTAGCCTCTGTAATCTTTCCAAAGTCTTCAGGGTCTAGCTCTGAAAACTCATCTATTGCAATAAGTTTTCTATCAGATAAAGGGTACTTACCCCAGGTAATAAACCAGCGGTCACCAAATTGGTCCAATCTATAAACAAGACCTGTACGACTGGCACCTTCACCTGAAGCTAAGCTACCTAAGCCACTAAATTCCATAATATTTGACACCAATTGGCTCTTAGCCTGACCGCTGTCCCCTACAAGAATAGTTTCTACCCAGCCTCTCTTTTCAAGTTGCCCCTGAAAGTAATAATTCAAGCATGAGTGGTAAGTTAAAAGCACTGCTAAGTGTGGTGCAAACCTATCTCTTACTAGGGTGACATTGTTTACTAGGTCGTCTACAATTAAGCTTATTCTATCGTCTAGGGTCTCTCCTGGCTGCACTTGAAGTACTTTAAAGCTGTCCTTTATTTCGTCAGTGAGCTCAAACCTAGAAACACTATCTTGTAGAGGCTCCTGCGCTTGACTTAGTAGTGTAGCCATTCTATTCTTTGGGTGTGGGTATACATAGCCCTCTATTCTATAGTGACTATTAGACTTTACGTCATCCCCTACAGCATAAATTTTACGTGTAACATATTCATTACCGCTTTCATCTATATCTACTATAGGGCCATCCTCAGAGGTCTTCACAGACTTAATACGCTCTGCCATTGGTACTACTAGCAGCTCACTTATATTAACTGTGTCTATAACTTCGTGAACTACTTTAGTGCAGCTAGCTCCACTATGATATCTTAATATACCTTTTAGCTGTGTAGCATTTTGGTTAGTAGCCTCAATTAGAAAGCTGTCATTTTCATGAAATTCCTTTTCATACATTCCGCTGTAGTCATGTAATATACAAGGCTTTTGACAATCTTCTTCATGGTGACATGTAAATCTAACCTTGCTTGGTATTATATAAGGTGTATCCATCTTGCCACTAACTAAGGCATTAAAGGCTACCTTCTTACCTGTATACTCTGCCCTACCTGTTTGTGATAGGTGCATAAACTCAGCTGGCTCTGCTTCTATAGCATGGTCTGAGTGTGCAGGGCAGCCCCTACCACTACATGGTATATTTTCATAGCCTTGGCCGTTCTTATCTCCGTGCAAGCTTCTAATATATGCACAGTGGAACTTATACCTATCTTCCTGATAAACTGTTTTTACACAAGATATAGTAGATGCTTCGACCTCAGTACTTGAGCTAGAGGTCATTGATGCTGGTATTTTCTTAGCCCAGGCTGTCAATATATCACAAGTTTCACCTACAGTTGTGCCTATACCTTTATAATAGGAGGCTAGGGCCATTGTAGCTTTGTTTCTATCGCCATTTTTGAGGATACCTTTGTCTAGTACATATTGTACGCATGTTGGTACACTCTCCATACTAGATAGCACATCATCAGTTATAGAAGCTCTGGTATCTTCCAATCTTTTAGCCTCTGTGTATTCTTGTACTTTAGTTAGGTACCACTCATTAGCTTTTACATTTAGTTGATACTCTACTTGTTCTGGTGGGTATATGTCCCCTCTAGGGGATTTTGCTATATTAGTAATTATATCTCTAATATCCCCCATAAGCTCTGCAGGTGTAAGCTCTACTTTGAAGAGACCTGATTTGTAATGTATTGAGTTTTGTAGCCTTAGTTGGCGGCTATGTCCATATATGGAGGCAGTGTCTAAACATTTTAAGCCTAGCTGTGTTTCTAAATAGGTTGCTATCAATTTATATACTCTGTGTAGGTTTTTATCAGGTTTTATACCGAGCACTACTGGATTAACCAATAGGTGAAATCCTTTAGAGCCACTGAAGTATACTCTTATTTCATCCTCAGTAAAACCAAACCTATCTCTAAAGAATCTTATAATTTTAACAGCGTCTGCTCTACTCTGTTCTAGATTTCTTATCCAAACAAAATCGTTTAAGTTAGAGGCGTCTATTACTTGATTGATTTTAGTACATGTGTCCTGTGTTAAGGGTATCCCCATTTCACTATTGCTGACATGTGCTAAAAGCTCAGCTGGTAGTATTCCTTGTAGCTCTGCTGCTTTTACACAGCCAGCCTCTATAAGCCCTGGTGCAGCTGGTGTAGTTGTATAATCGGCTGCAAGTAGCATCTTAGAGTCTATGTCAAAATATAAAGGCATATACATCGGCTCATTGCCTGCTTGCCTTACTTTATTCCTATATAGCTGTACTGTATTAAATACATTATAGTTGTTACACTGGCTTCTGTACTTCTCTATTGCTTCGCCTACCTCAAGTCTTATCCATTTGGTTCTATCCCCTGTTTTTGGGTTTTGATGAAAAGCATCTACATATTTAAACTCTGCTATGTTATCTGTTACATTATTTGTCTCTGCGCTCTTTTGGTCTGTTCCTTTTGTCATATTGTTTTCCCCCTGCTTCTTTGAGCTTGCTAGCATTGAAATAAGTTTTGCTATCCGCACAGCTGGTCAGCATATGTGTCCTTTCAGTACATTCTGCTACTGTGCCTAAAATGGAAAGCCACTGTAATTCATATGCTAGTTCCCTAAATTATAAGTTTTATATTTGATATATAAAAGGGCCTCTGAATACTATAATTCAGAAGCCCTTGGTCTACGGGCTTATGCCCCTGTTATCTATTTTTTATTAACTGTAGTAATACCATTAGCTATCTCAGTGTAAGTTCCATCTGCATTCATGATACCTAGCATAGTAAACTCTGCTCTGCTATATCTGTTGGTAGAATTTTTTTGCACTTGCCTAGATATAGTCATACGAGTTACTACTTGGCCAATTCCGTAACCAGCTTTAGCTAATTCTTTAACATAGTCAATGAATCTCATAGCGCTTGCTGTAGGTAAATGGAACTCAGGTTCAATAACTTCACCCTCTGTAACTTCTTCTTCCCAGTGGATTTCAAATTTAAGTTTATATCTGTCATCTAATTTTGTGTCACTGTTGTTGAATACTTTGTTATCAGGGTCTGAGTCATCTACAAATTGATAGTATCTTTTACCGTAGTTAACTATAAGGTCAATATAGTTCACTCTAGCCTCTGTAGACTTGTACAAAAACTCTGAGCCGTCCATACTAACATAGTTTCCTGTATTTCCCATACCATCAATATTGTCTAGTATTCCTGCATTTAAATCTTGCATCACTGCACCTGCTGCACTAACGTGTACTGGTGCTGTTGGTTGTTTTACTGGAGCTACTTGTGTATTTGTTACTGGTGTTGCTGCACCTGCTGCTACATTTGCGTTTGGTGCTGGATTTCCTACACCTGCTGCTACATTTGTGTTTGCTACTGGTGCTACATTTGTTGGTGTTACACCTGGTGTTGCTGCTCCTGTGTTTGGTACTGGTTTGAATGCTCTTAATGCCATAATCTTTAATCTCCTCTCATACTTCGTGTTTCATACTGCTTGCTGCTTGTTGTCACACTACCGTGGTCTGTTAAAATTCCAGCCCACTACACGGCCTCCGCAAAGAAGGGGGCTGTGTACTAGGCTGGGAACCTAGTAGGTAATCATTCCTGTAGTCCATTCGCCTGAAGTACTTTATTAAGCTCCTCAGTGCTGAATCTTCTTACTTTATGCTTACCATTTGGATTAATGTCTACAAATTGTACACCAAAATCCTCTAATATTCTATAGAATGTCGCACGACTTCTACATGGTACACCTTTTTCACTTAGATAATCCATTGCTTGTTGCATGGTTATCATCTTACCTACACCCTTAGTTTTAGGAGGTGTACAAGATTGCACTGTGCTCTTCTTTTTCTTTAACAATGTGCATCAGCTCCTTCCTACTATCTATTATATTCAGTATACCACAAAAAATACACAACAATCAACAACTTTGAACAAATATTTTTTATTTATTTTTGGCATACAGGTTGTGCCTCTTGGTGTAGAGGCTATCCTAGCTCTTTTATTTTGTAGTTGTTTATATGAGGGCACTATATAATTATTAGTAGGGGGCTTGTCTTAGTCTCACTATACATAGGCGTTTTCTAAAAGTATACGGAACCTCTGTGTTCTACATAACGTTTTACAGCATATTGGCTAAGTACTGGTAGCAGTGGCTTTAGCTGTATGACATAATGTACAACGCTGCTGCTATTTATCATACCAGCCAGTACCAGGCTGCACAGTGAGCCTCTGTATAAGTTCATCCACTGTGGTGCCATCTTGCACCATATCTGCCGCTTTTCTAAAAGGAAAAAAACCTTTGCCTACTACTACATGTTTACCTAGCTTAGTCTCTGCCTGTTCTACCATATCATAGTAATCATCGGACTCTTCAACTTCTACTAATACTTCTATCTTCATAGTTACTACAGCCTTTTTACCTGTGCGTGTTGGCTTCAGTAATTCGCTCATACTAGAACCTCCTCTACATCATATTTATAATATCTTGCACTGTGAATAGTTTCATAAACGCATTATCATCATTATCTATCATTGCCCTAGACAGCTCTCGCTTACTCTCTAATATCTTTACTTTCTTCTCTTCATACGAGTCCTTCGTAACTAGGTTTATAGCTGTCACTGCAGTTTTGACACCATTTCTATGAGCTCTGGAATAAATTTGCTCCATTTTTGCAGGATTAAATAGGGAGTCATAGCATATAACATAGCTGCCAGCACTTAAGTCAAGACCATAATTTCCAGCCGTCGTCATTAACACACACTGTATGCTGCCTTCTTGAAAGCCTTCTTGTACCTTAGCAGTGTCTGAGGATTTCATGCCACCTCTCACATAGCCTATCTGGTCCTCAGTGAGCAACTTCTTATCCTGAAGCCACTGATATAACAAGTCTGTCATTTGCCTATATTGACTAAATAGTATAAATTTGGTTTTAGTAGGGTCAAGGTCTTTAATTATATTTGCTAGCTCATTTAATTTACCACTCTCCATAGGTAGGCTATCGTCCCCCAGAACCTCTTTCAATAGTCTTGGACTATCAAGTAGTTGCTGAAGTCTTGTTAGCTGTGCTAGAGCTTCTAAATAGCTAAATTCGCCTGTACTTAAATTCTCAAGTATACCTTCTTTAACAGTTTTGTATAAAGTCTTTTGTAGAGGTGTCATAGTCACCCAGTATTCTTGAACTATAAGCTCTGGTAGGTCTGGAAGTGCCTCTGCCTTTAGCATCCGATACATTATAGGGGCTATCTTTTTTCTTAGCTCCTGCATAAGCTCTGGCTTCGGTGCTGTTACATTACCAAAATAATCTTTTATACAGTACCTGTCCACAAACCTGAAGTAGCTACCTAAAAGTCCAGGCTTACATATATCTATTAGGCTCCACATTTCTTGGATATTATTTTCAAGGGGTGTACCTGAGCCTAGGATTTTTCTACCTGCAGATTTTACTGCCTTCATAATATTTTTAGTAGTTTTTGCCTTATTTGACTTTACTCTGTGGCACTCATCCATTACAACGCACCACCGTTCGTCCAGCTTTGGTATTATATCCATGTCCTTTAGGAATAACTCATAGTTCATCACTATAACGTCTGTGCCGTACTCCCACTGCATGTACTGTATTGCTCTGAGCTCTCTACCTTTTAGCTTTTGTGTCGTTCCATCATCCCAGGCAACTAGTTCGGTTTTGTCACCATCTACTACTATATAATTTAAGTCGGTCCATTTATTAATTTCTTTTTCCCAGGTAGAATACTTCAGTGGAGAGGGACAAATTACTAAGCAATGGTCTACTAGACCCGCGCGTTGCCAGTCAATGAAAGTTGCTAGGCTTGTGAGTGACTTACCTAGCCCCATGTCAAAAGCTAGTATGCCTGAGCCTATAGCATCTAAGAAGGCTTTTCCTTTTGCTTGGTATGGATACAGCTGCCCCTTCAGTCCTTGGACCTCTGTGTCTATGCTGCTCATATCAATGTCTTTAGCCTTTATAGCTTGCTTATTACGCTCTTTTAGTGCTACATATATTTTCAGGACCTCAGTAGCTACTTGTATGTCAGGCCATATTCTTTTTACATCCTCTATAGATGCTATAGGAATGGTCCACTGTCTCTTTTTCTTATTCCAGTCATTTCCTGGTATTGCTTTAATCATGCTTCGATAGCTCATTGTATTACCATCAAAGTAGGCGGTTTGCTTGTCCTCTGATAGCTTTAGAATCATAATCTCACCTCATTTACAATTTTATTTTTATTCTAACTAGCTCTGCATCAATCTCCTTAACTAGATTAGTCTTTGTCCAAACTATGAAACCTGTTTTGTGGGAGCTTCTTACTTTCATGAGGCAAACCTTACTACGTAGTGTTGTTAGTCTGTTGCCTACATTGCTCCAATCTATATTAACTGCTTTTTTATATGAATTAATTATATTTACATACTCTGCATATGCATTTAGTAGCTCTCTCATTAATTTCCAACCTCCTATATTTTAGTATATTCTTATCATATCATTATATACAACTTTTTACAAGTGTGAACAATATTTTTAGATAAAAAATAAAGGACCACATCTGTAGTCCTTAGCCTAAGCCGCCTCCAAGGTCTTCATATAAAGGGTTATCGTCTATTTCATCTATCTCAGGCTTTCTTTCCAGTATCTGGCAGCGCCATACGTAAGTTTTGCTGATAAGGTTCATTCCTGCACTCACATAGGCTTCTTTGCCTGTACTCTCGTCATGTTCTAGCTCTAGCATAGGGTTTAATACATATTGTCCTGGTACTTCACTAATTAATAGTCCCACTACATATGATGGCATGTCTGTTTCATAAGTTTGTGGTGCTAAGTGTAATTTTACCCACTGTGGTTGGCTCATAGCTCTGATACCTCCTCTTCATCTAAAAATCTTGGTGACCTACTTAATTGTTCTAGTACAAATAATATCATATCAGGGTCGCCTTCAACAAGGCCAGTTTCTTTTTGGACTTCGTGCATTGCTTTAGTATATGCACTTCGGCTTACTGTGTAGTTACCTGGTTCTCCTGGGATATATCCAAAGAGTTTTATAAGCAATGAATCATGTGCTTCATATACTCTCTTACGTGCCTTTTCAAATTCTGTTGCATCAATTTCTAGCTGTGATTGACTAATTGTCTTATCCATTTCCATTTTTTTAATATACCTTCTTTCTATTTTTTATTTTTAGGGTCTTTGGGAATAAATGGTGATATAACACACCAGGTGAAAAATAGCCATAGGATTATAAATAATACTATAATGTCCATAGCATTGCATCCGATACAATTTCATTCACTGAGGTCTCAAAGTCTTTACGCTGTCTTATAGTTGCTGGTGTTCTATCATATTCGCCAGCATATAAGTTAGTTATTAAGTAGGTTACACCAAGTTCGCTTATTGATAGGTAAACAGTTATTATTGGTGTGCCTCTGTACCACATAGTTATTTCATTGCCAGTGCACCACATTGAGTGATTACCTCTCTCAGAGGTGCCAGTCTCTATAGCTTCTATTATCATTTTAGCTTTTACTGTTTTAAGTTTAATAGCCTTTAACTTACTTACTAATAATTCTTTATTCATAGTTTATTCCACCTTTCTTATTTTAGTCTATTTATAGTATGCTCAATATTGAGTATTTTATGCTTTGGGGGAAGAGGCAGGTGCTAAATGACCGTCTCTTTTTTTTTTTGAAAAAGATGCAATGTAAATCGTTTTCACGTACCAACTCGTAAGCAAATGTCGATACATCACACCAAGTGCCTATGACAATTTTTTTATTTTACTTTTAAAACCTCTTCTGAAAAAATTAAAATTTTTGAAAAAATAAAAGTGTGTTATATCGAGATTTCCTTACGAGTACGTAAGTAATTCTAATTGAAACTGATTTTTTATTATATATATATATTTTGCTGTTTAGTTGTATACAACTAAATTGTGCTAGATTTTATTGGGCTCACTAGGTTAGCCATCCTAACTACAAAATTATCATATATTTCATTAACCTCTAACTCTTTGCATAGTTCTAGGTAGTCTTTAGCCTTCTGAGCTGCTCTTTCATCCCAATCTAAGCTATTTGAATACTCACAAGTTAAGCATATTCTTTTTATCATTATGCCAGTTCTGTGTCTTTTGCTTTTGTAAGCTTCAATTAATTCAGGTATAGTTGCATAGGAGGTAGAGCCTTCACACCAGCTACCTCCTGGATTATACCAACCTGATACTATTTCATATTTATTCATTATCTTATACCTCCTTTAAATTTTCTAGGTCATCTATATTTAAGTCACCTGGGTAGTCTATTTCACTAAATATACAATTTCCTATTTCTTTAGCATAAAAAGTACAATCTACACAGTTGTTATATTTAGCACACTCTGCCTTAATTGTTATAAACATATTTTTAACTTCTTCTTTATTCATTATCTTATACCTCCTCTAAATTATTTCTAAATACCAGCAAAAATCATTTTCATCCCAAAATTCCCAGTTATACATATCACAAAATTCTTCGCATTCTTTTTCTGGTCCTTCAAACATTTCTACCTTTAGTGTTTGTGCACATTTACAAACTTTAGCCATTATCTTATACCCCCTCTTATTTTAGCCTCAGACTTCATTTTAGCGGTCAATTCTCTTTGCAAGCTTTTATACCCCTCGCATATTAATATCTCTAATACGTCCTCCTCTGTAGCATCTACATCCATTTCAGTTTTATAGAATGATTTTAGTTTAGCAATCTTCTTTTTACTTAAAGCACTTACTTTCATATTATTTGGTCCTCCTTAAAATTTTTAGTAGCCGCCTAAGCAGCTACTCTCCTATATTCTATTAATTTAGCTCCAATACTCGTCTCTCTCACCAAAGATGACTTCTACCTCTTCACCTATAAGTTCCCAGCGGCCATTTATAAAAGTTACAACTTTTACTGTGCCCCCAGTATCCTTTTTATAGTCAAAAACTTGTGCATCACTTACTCTTTCTAGTCTAATAGCTATGTCTCTTTGAATTAATACTACGCCTGTATCCTCGTCAATTACAATTACTGTAAATGCTTTTCTGTCCTCTCCACATAGTACAGTTGCGCCATTTCCTACTTTAGGTAGTCTAAATTCTTTTTTCATTTAATACACCATCCTTTTTTATTTTGGGAGCATGTCGCTCCCCTATTCTTACTATACAAAGGTCTTCCCAGAAAGTATACGGTAGCTTATGTCAACTTATCTGCTATATAGCCGCTGTCAACTAGTTCTATGCTATTCTCTAAAAAGTGAAATTCCTGGTGACAGCTGGGGCAGATGTCTACTGTTACATTACCACCAGCTTCCTTCCTTATGGGAAAATGGTGTGCATGTAGTATATAAGTTTTACACTTACACCATGTGCATGTATTACTACCTATGCCTTTTCCTTGCATATTTTTAGCTTCTAACTCTTTCTTGATTTCATATACATTTAGCTTATTTATTTTTATCAGCTTCTTTTTAGCTAGCGAATCTAGTAGCCTATAAGCTGTTTTAGTAGAGGTCGTCATATCATGTGCTATTTGCTTACAAGTAACATTACAGATGAGACTATTTTGCTCTCTGTAGCTCCATAGCACCATATATGTCATCTTTTCAGGCATAGTAAAATTCCCGTCACGAATAAAATCTGAAAGTATATACACTTAACATCAGCCTCCTTAATCTTTATCCCATCCTAGTAGTTTTTTCTCTAGGGCATCATAATCATATTTTCTAGCTTCAAAATTATCAAACTTTAATTTTTTCTCCCCTGCACTCTTATTGTTATTATAATTAGTCTTATTATAGTTATTCTTATTATGAATTTGATTTTCAAAAGTCTTGACCTTTGATTTTAAAAAGTCTTGACCTTTGTTTTTCAAAAGTCCTGAGTTTTGATTTTCAAAGGTCAAAGTATTTTCAGTACTTGCAGAGGATTCATTTCCATTTTCTAACAACTCATCATCTGAGTATATAGTGTCCAGCTCATCAGGGCTACACATATAAATTTCATTGCATCTATTTACACCTAGCTGCTTTTCTACTATCAAATTTTTGCTCTTTAGCTCGTCCATAATTTGGGTCATCTTTTGTGTACCTTTTATATTTAAGTACTTCATTAGTTTTTCTCTACTCAATTTTACGTATATCTCATTATCCTCATTAATCCACCCGTTCTTAGCAGATAAACTTAGCTGGTCCTTCAGTAAGGCATAAGCTAACTTACTCTCATTTTTCATGCTTGTGTAAAAAGGATTAAGGAAAAATGCCTTAGGTAATTTGTAAAATATATCTGAATTTAGGTCATTCACTGTTATTATTTTATTTTTGTTCAAAATTTTCTCCTCCTAAGTACTTGCGCTAGAAGGCCTGCATCGTGTATACTATAGATACAATTTAATACGTAGATGTTTTGTAACTCATAGTATACAGAGGTGCAATTCTCCTAGCTACTTGTTTAATAGAGGTGTTGAAGCACCTCTATTCTATTTTACCATACAAAGGCGACCTTTAAAAGTATACGTAACGAAAAAGCTCCATCTATTAGCTAGATGGAGCTTTTTACTCTATATCAAGGGGGTGCTAGGAGTAGCTTTAGGGATATGAGATAGTCAACACGATGAGGATAAGACTATTTCTTTACTTTTTTAACTTTAGCTTTTAAAGAAGCTGTGTAACTTTTGAAAGTTTTACCAGCTGCAAATGTAGGTACTACTTTTGCAGGAATATTTATTACTTCTTTAGTTCTTGGGTTTCTACCAACTCTAGCAGCTCGGTCTGCTGTAGAGAATGTCCCAAAACCAACTAATATTACATCTTCTCTTTTCTTAGTTCTTTCCTCCACTGTAAGTATTACAGCGTCTAAGCAAGCCTTGGCCACCTTTTGAGATATTTGTAACCCTGTCTCCTTAGTAGCTTTGTCAGCTATTGATTTTACTAATTCCTCTTTGTTCATACTATATGCCTCCTACGTTTTTTTGTGTGCCTGGTATAATGTGGCTTTAACCATCATCTATACAAATTATAACAACTTTGCACAACTATGTAAACCCTTTTTAAAGAAAAAAATTACAGAGGCCATTTAGCCTCTGTAATCGTAAACCTATATACTACTCTCCGCTCTTGATATGACTAGCTATAACACCAATGGCAGTACATATAGTAGCCATAGCATTAGCTATTGTATCCCATTGTTCATCTGGAAATTTTACACCAAAAGAGTCAGTACATAATTTGAATACTCCTATAGCTCCCACCCAAAAAGTAGCTGCAGTCATTTTTGAAGCTATGTTGTTAACCATGCTATCCACTGTTACTACTTTAGTTGTAGCCACTGTAGTTGTAGCAGTAGTAGCTGCTGTAATAGCTTCAGTGATAGCTGCAATAACTTTGTCAGTCTCAACAATAGATGTAGAGGCTGAAGTATCTGTAGAACCTGTGGTAGCAGTGTCCTCAGTAGCTGTAGAGGCTTGTACTACTTCAGCTTCTACTGGTGTAGCTTCTTCAGAAGTAACAGTAGTGTCTTCAGGGACCTTATCAGTGCTGTCCTCTGTAGGTGCAGAGACTTGTACTTCTTCAGCAACTTTAGCAGTGCTGTCCTCAGTGGCTGCAGGTATAGCTCCAGTATCTGTAGCAGTTGTAGCAGTTGTAGCAGCTGGTTGAGCGTCAGCGCTTGTAGCATCTGCAGGTGTTGCAGTAGCTGCAGTTACGGCATTAGCAATAGCTGTGTTAACAGCGGCAGTAATAGCAGCTGCTATAGCATCAGTACCCCCAGTAGTTGCACCTGTAGTAGTTTCAGTGGCTATGGTTGGTTCAGTTATTACGATATTATTTTCATCCATTTATATCATCCTTCCTATTTTTATTTTAATTAACTTTTTCATTATTTTGTGAACTTTCAAATTTAGCCAAAGACATCTGTAGCTCTTTTATTTGTTTAACTAGCTCAAGATTAGTAGCTGTAAGTTCTTTAACCTGTCTAACTAGTTCGAGGTTAGTTACTGTAAGCTGTTCATTCTTATCTTTAAGAGTTTCCATACTTTCATTAAGCACACGGTTGGCTGCTCTCTCCTCACTTAGTTCCTTTCGTACTATAAGTTGGTCATCTTTTAATCTGCCTATCTCCATGCTTAAGTCATTCATCATCTTCTCTTGTCGCTCGTCTAGCTGCTGCTGTCTTGCTACTGCCTGTGTAACCATTGTGCGCTGTACCTCGTCGTTGGATTTCCTAATAACAGCCATGTAAGTGCCCCCAGAGGCTATTAGTGCTACAATAACTGCAGCCCACCACGGGATATTAGATAAGTTCAGAGTCATGTATATCTCCCCCTCAAGCTTTTTATTGCCAGCTTTTCAAAGGTTTTTATATCTGTAATATTACCATATTTTGAAGATTCTGTGTGTCACTTTATACTTTTAGTATGTTAATTTTAATTTCTTAGTATTTATATCAACAGACCATGAAGTGGCATTTGCAAAAGTAGCAGCCATGCTACCATACGGTAGCTCTATATAGTCTATAGCATACGTACTTTTACCTTTTATTTCTGCATATATTAGCATATCTTGTTCTTTAGTTGTCGTGCTTACATAGCCCTGCATTTCTGGCGTAACCAGTAAAACAGCACCTGTTGTAGTATCATAATATATTTTTGCACGCACTTGATTCATTGTTTACCGCCCCCCTTATTCGTAAGCGTACCATGTAATAGTGCCGCTAGTTACTGGCTTACCCTCTGTTTGAAGCACATTAAGGCTAGATAAGTTATACGATGAAGTATTAAACAATTTCATTCCAATACCTTGATAGTAATAATAAAACGTATTTAAATTACTTTGGTAAAATACCCCTACACCTTGATAACTACCATCAACTATAGCTGTTCCAATACCCATTATCGTAGAAGGTGTAAACCCTAGCCCAGATAAATTTATAGTGCTTAAAATGACACCTGTTGATACAGTGGAAGTACCAGTAGCATATTTTTTTCCACCCAAACTTTCTATTGTTACATTACCTATTATTCCACATATTTCCATATTGTTTACTATATTACCAGACTGTAGATTTCCATTTACAGATTGTATCTGAGCAACTGATACTCTTATTTCACCATCACCTGCACCACCTTTTTGATAACCCTTTTCAGGATAAACAGCTAAATCTCCATTCCCCCATTTTCCAACACCTGTGGCATTTCTATAGCCCGTTAAAACGGGAATACTTCCAGTTAATCCAAACATTGATACAGTGCTTAAAAAATTAGAAGCAATAAAGTTAGTATCCCATGCTTTTATTTTAGCAGTAACACCGTCGTAAAATCCGATTGGAGGGATTAATGTAACATCCCCTACTCCGTCAGCTACACCTGTTGCTCCTAAAAGTGTACCTGTTCTATCGACCATAGTTCCTGGAATATTGACATCTACACCATTACTGAATGTTGTAGGTGCTAGAACCTGAGACGCTAGTGCAGTACCCTCTGCACTAGCAGAAACAAAAAAATTGGGACCTGCTAAATTGTAGTAAATAGTATAGGGCTTACCCACTACAAAAGTCGGAGGTAGAGTACCCCCTGGCTTGTACGCCTTTATGCCGTTAATAGTAGTAGCAGCGCCACCGTTGCTAGCACCAGCTATAAAAGTCTTAGGGTAGTTATTTAGCAGCGTTACACCAGTCACTGTAAGAGCTGTAGCCGTACCACCTGCTACTGGGTATATTAAGTCGGTGTTAGCTACAAGGTCAGTTACTTTTTTACCTGAATCTTTTAGGTTACCGCTGGCATCCATTGTTAGTATGTCATCAGCTACTGGCGCTGCAATTTTGTCTGCTTTTGTAACGTCCCCTAGAGCTACCGTGCATTTTATACGATTGTCTGTAAATGTAGTGCCACTTGTCATAGTAGCTACAGCTAAATAAATAGCCGCTGAGTTTGTATTAGTCTTTGTAAGCTGAAATTGTACCTGTATTCTGTGTGCTGTCTCTAGGCCGCCCATTCTAGTATCATTAATATTATTAGCTATAACAGCGCCACCACTTAAGTTACCACTAGCTACCAGTGAGGTATCACCAGTGACCTCTGTATTAATAACAGCTAAGTATACAATATCACCACTGGATACACTGAGGGTCATGTCTCCCAGTATTATATAGGCTATGCCCCCAATTACTACAGTGGTAGCTGGTACTGTTAGCACAGTACCTGAGAGTGTCATAGTGGCTTTAGTATAGAAACCATCTGTTATAAGTGACTTCCCTAGTAGTCCTAATTGGTTATTTTGTATCTTTTGCATTTCATTAAGCTCAGTTTCAAGTATCTTAGCTGGGCTACCGAACTTGACCTGGTTAAAGCCATTACTGACATTAAATTTGTCTACTGCTGAATAGCTTACTGTCATTTAAAAGCACCTCCCTCTAAAATGTTATAACCCAGGCTACTGTGAGTTTCAGTGTTGAGCCTTTGGTCCATACTCCGAATGTTTTATAGTTGAACATATAGCCAGAGCTTAGGGTAGTAGTTGCATTACCACCGAAGAGCCCCATTTCTACTATGCTACCTACTGCCTCTGCTTCATCAAATACGGTGGTAAATTGTATAACATTAGTCTCAGTGGCTGTAGCATTACCGTTCGTGTCTAAATATGTCCAGGCTGTGATAGCTTTTCTAGCTAAGGGCACCCTTAGGGCTGTCTGAGCAAGTGTTTCTGCTTGAGGCACAGCTGTTGTACCAGTGCCCACCCCTGTGCCAACCTCTAGGTAATTTATACCATTACCCCATGAAGTACCTGGTACCATACGTTTAGCCATGAATACAGAGGCTTCACTAACTATAAGGTTTTTGGCGTGCATTTCCCTAACTATACTGTCTTGTGGAATTTCAAAGTATCCCTGCCTAGGGTCTGCCCCCGAGCCTATTGATATAAATTTAGCCTCTCCATTGTGCAGGTAGCCCCCTATAAAGCCTTTTGGACCACCTAAGTCCTCTGGATATGAATCCATAAACTTTGTATCGTTCATTTAGTTGTACCTCCTTCTATACTGTGCCTGTTCTTGTGACAGTGCCGTTTAATGTTAAAGTCATAGTAGCTGTATCCTTCATACGAACTGGTGCTGGTACTAGCTGCATAGTAGCCCCGTCTGGACCTATATTATCTTTATTTAGTGTAAGTGAGGCGTTTATCTGTACCATTCGGAATGCTTCAGGTTCAGCTAATGTCATAGCCACAGAAACACCCGCATCGGCGCTACTTGCAAAGTCACTACCATGTACAGTTTTATACTCTGCTTTATAGTCCTCCGTGCTAGCTACACCTGTATAGTTTAGGTAGTATTTTATGCCGCCACCTTTAGCACTATCAATAATCGTGTGAACATCCACAGCGGAACTCATATAGCTAAGCCCTATTTCAATTTCAAATATCCCTGGGGATACGTCTATTACAGATACTTTACTCTTTGTGATAAGTGATACAAGCTCTGCAAGTGCTATATTATTTGTTTTAATATCTGCTAGGTTCATAAACATATTTTTACGCACAGCCTCATCACTTTGGCCATTAGTTCTCTGTACATTGAAAAAAGTAGCCCAGTAATCTACCCAGGTGCCCCCTGTGACGTTCGCATACATTTGGGGTATACTATTGTCCATATTAATACCCCATGCCTCTACGGCTCGCATAATAGGATATAATAGCTGCCATAAAGTGGAAGTGAAAACTGTTAAAGTTGGTATACCTGAAAGTGGTATGCCTGTAACCTCCATCAGGGTACAAGCTTTCATAGAATCATATGACTGTGCAGTGGCCTCGGAAGCTAAATTTGCTATATACCCCAGCTTATTAATAGCAGTTATTAGTTCACCTATTGTGTAGTCGTCTAAGTAAATAGACTGTGACGTTGGCATATTAGCTTGGTAGCTAGTTGAATGAAAATATAGCTGTGTAGAGGTGACAGTTACCAGGTTGTATTTGCCAGTGCCTTTAGCTATGGTTATAGCTCTAATATCCTGAGCCTCTGTATTCCATTTACTAGTAAGGTTTGCTAGAACTTTATTTAGTACATTCATGTAGTATCACCACCCTACACATAAACAATTGGGCTATTCATTACCACGATGCCATTAGTACTAGGTGTTACATTGTCCATAGTATAGGTAACCCCTGAGTCTATTGACATATAGAGCTTAATGTCACTTACACCGCTGATATTTTTTACACAGGCCTCTACTGCTGACTGAATAGCTGTTTGATTAAGTACAAGACTACTGAAGTATCGAGTTACTTCTGCTTCCACCGTAGCTTGAATAGCAGCCAAAGTAGTCCAACTTTCAGGTGTTAACGCTAGCTTCACTTTAACAGTTTTCATAGGTGCAGAGTATACATTTACCTTTACACCTGCTGGCTTATAACCGTACACTGGGTCACCGTTAGAGTCATAGTAACCTGTTAGCACGGTGCCTACGTTAGTTATTAAAGCTGCAGAGGCAGTGCCTACGCCATTCCATATATAGAGGTCTACTTGGCAAAGTTTATTAACAAGGTCCTCTGTGGCTGTGGCTTGAGTTACCAACTCAATAACTGTGCCACTACTATTAGTTACAGTGGCTTTTTTAGCTCCGTATGCTATAGACTGAAGTACCCCTCTAGACTGAGCTTCCATAAATTCCTGAAACCTAGTTTTTTGCTTATCAGAAGTCTCCTCCTCTGCCCCGTTAATAAAGGCTGAGGCATTAGTTACCCTTTCAACACCTGTAGGTTGCATTATAAATGTTGTTAGTGTGTTGGCATATATATTACCCGCTGTTCCTGCCACAGCACATATTACTGCTACGTCCACTGAAGTAGCTCCTATTTCTATAACTGCTGCTGCTGTGGTATAGAATTTAATGGGAGAACTATACTGTGAAGCTTTAGATGTTAGAGTAGTACCAGCTGCAATATAGTAGGTACCAGTAGCCGCTGTGCTCCTTGAAAATGTAGCTACCCCTGTAGCATACACAGCTGGTGTTTTATCAAAACCAAACACTGCATATACATTAGTTTCTATAAGCTCTTTCATGTATCTATATAGCTTATCAGTTTGCTCTTCCAGTACTATAGCTACTGCTTCATAAATGGTTCTTACTTTAGAGCCTACTGTAAAATCAGTTAGCTTAACGGATACCCCTTTAGTCCAGGTAATCATGTCGGCTACTATGCTTTCCATTGATTTTCTATCAAAAGACATTTTATCTACCTCCCTTCTATGCTGCTACTGCTACTGTTGCCACTGCACTATCGCTAGTACTGTTACTAGTTAAAGTATAGGAAATATCTACACTTACACTAGTCCCCAAGGTGGTAACTGAGTTTATTGTTACATTATCAATACGGTCCTCTGAAGCTAGTGCTCTCAGCACGGCTACTTCTATAAGCTTAGTTTGGTTAGCTATATTTGGGTTTCCTATAAGGTCTTGCACCTCTGAGCCATATGTCGGATGCATAGTAAGTTCATTAAGCATTGTGGTTACTCTGGCAATTACTGCATACTTGACATTAAGTGCACCTGATGCAGAGGATAGGTCACCGCCGCTGTCATCAAAGACCAGGTTGCCATATATATCCAGCACTAAGTCCTCTCCGTTTACATAGTCAGCTGTACTATTTTGTGTAATAGCCTCTTCAGAGGAGCTTACAGGTATATAGATTGTGTCACCTACTATTAGCACGTTAATATCACACCCACCCGTAAAACATGCCTCATTGTATATAGCTACAAAAGCTGTGTCACTGAAGCTATCTAAGTTGCTTCCAGCCTCAGTAATCATGTACTCCATTACATTTCCGAAGGTCCCTGGAGCTGTGCAACGTAGAGGTAGATAGGCAGTGGCTACACCTGCTGGTATAACTGTGTCCTCGGTAACTTCAAAAGTCCTAGTTACACTGCCTTCAAATAGTGTAGGCTTTGTTTTAAACTGGCAGCCTTTTCGTACAGTCGCATTCTCAGCGGTATTAGACCTTATCACAGTTGCATAACCGCTTCCGTAAAACTGATAAGTATCATCTTTGCTGCTCACTATATAGGGGCTAGCCAAGTTATTATAGTCAGATATAGTAGTCCAACTTGTAGCATCACCTAGGTACTGTAGTGCTAATGATTGTAGGGTATCCATATAAGCTAAAACGTGTGCTGTTGCCATCTTATCACCTCCCTAGGTGGTACTTGTAGGTGTTCCTACATACTTATTATTGTATTTATTTTTAAGGTACATTATTGTCTGGAACTCTGTCTGCAGAGCTCTAATTTCAACTAAAAGGTCGTAACATACATTAGTAGCATTACCTAAAATTGCATTTACTGAGCGGCATAAGTCTATATAGTTTTGAAGAGCTACGGTGTCTACATCAATCTTATCGTAGGCACCTGAGTTATAATTAACCAGTGCAATGTTGACACGCTTAGCATAGCTAATAATACTATTTACATCAGTTAGCACCGTGTTTATTTCAGGGTAGTTTCTGTACCTAAGCTCCTCACTGGGCAGATAGTAGGTACTTGACATTACAGCCATCTTGTCACCTCCTTAACTAAGACTTGCAATTACCTCTGAAGCATTGGATATAGCTATTAGTATACGTTTGCTTGAGGCGGCAGTGTCTAGAGACAGTGCATCCACATTAGCATTAGATACCTTCTTAACTGACACGTTAGCCTTCTCTAGCCCTGTGAAGGCGAATTCATAACGATATAGCAGCGACTCAGAGACGCTTCTTTGTAATCGAAACGAAGTAGGCTGAATACGCCAGTACTCCTTATCCTCCCAATTATACCAAAACATTGTATAGTCAGGGTCATTTGTTTCTATAAATTCTCTATAAACTTTATTTCTGAAGTGCATAAACTCTTCATAGCCATCCCTGTACTCACCGTCATCATTGTACCTTTGGCTATAGCCAGTTGTACCTGATATAGACACTGTGGGTAAGCCTGCACCGAAGTCTACAACATAAGAACCTCCTAGTGTCTGTGTAACATTTACACGAGCCTGCTCGGTTTGGCTATAGCTCTGTGGATTTAGTAGCAGCGTGTGCCTCACTATAATTACATCATTTTTTCTAATTTCAAAGGTGTGATGATAGCTTTTCATTTGTTTAAGTGTAGCACTTGATACCCGTGCATTTGACATTATAAGTCACCTCCCCCTAGTTTATATTTGAAGCATGTACTGTGCCCGTGCAAGTTAGCGAGCCTGTGCAGGTTAGTGAACCCTGTATTTTTATTTCGCTTGCTGTAATTTCTACGCTCTGTCTAGTTGCCTTTAAGCTATCATCTAGCATGTGTCCACTTATGTCTGTAGTATTAGTGGGCAGCTGTATAGTTATTTTATCTGGTTCTACCTTTATATAATTAGCTGTGTAGTGGTCATTTCTCACGAAGCCTGCTAGATATGGTGAGTCGGACCTACTCTGTATGAAACCTACAAGCACCAGGTCACCCTCTTTTGGCTTCTTATCTAAGTCGCCTACTACCCAAACAGGGGCTGGCTTACTAAAGTCTAAAAATACTACTTCAATGCGACCATAAGTGTCATAGTTTGCCACGCTTGTTACTCTGCCTATCTGTGTTTGGTCATAGGAAGCGTTTTTGTATACTGTCCTATCACCTAGGCCAGATTGTTCATGCATATTATCACCTCTTTCATTAAGGAATTATTAGGGTCTGACCTGCGTATAGCCACTTACCAGGGGTAGCTGCATTTCTGCTATCTCTCGCTGTAAGTGTATCTTTGTTAGCCTCCCAAAGAGTAGACCACTTAGTACTATCATCATAGCAGGTGTCAGCTATACTCTGAAGCGTGTCACCGTCTTGCACAGTGTAGTACTTTGCAGCAACTTGAGCATCTGTTTGCGTTGCAAGTGGAGGCGATACAGTCACTGTAGAGGCTGTAGTTGTTGAATCCCCTCCACGGGTTACAGTCACCTGAGTCTGCCACTCTCCGTATACTTGAAAATTTTGGCCCACGCCTTCGATATAGAACTCTTTCCCTAGGTCCTTATAGTTTAGCTTTTGACCAATCTTAACGCTGCCCTTACCTCTGATAGTAAGCATTCCTGACAGATAAGCTACATTGTTCTCATACCATGCCTTCAGCTTAGTATTTAGGTCATTTGACATAACCTCTAGCTCTACAGCTGTCGTGTCTGACTGGGAGCGGTCAATCTCGAGGCCCTCTATGCTAATTTCTAGTGGGTTCATACCATACCTGGTCACATTGTCTTGGTTCATTAATGGTGTTATTACATTCTTAGTATTACCCAGAGGCGACATAGTGGACCCTGCCCAGAATACATTATAGTTCTCATTGTCTGAGTAGGATAGCGACTCTTGCAGCACATCTACATACGCTACTGTATGCGTTCTGAGTTTATCCCACGAAGTCTTATCAAAAGGCGTATTCCTGAAGGTTAAGAGTACCTGTGCATTATCTTTTTCACCAAACATTACAGGTGTTCCCCAGTCCCCAGAGGCTATTTTTTCTACATCTTCACTAGTTTCTTCCACAGTCTCATTTACTGTCTGCGCCACAGTACCCTGGTTGATTATTTCCCACTTGTCCCTAGTATCAATAAATAGCTCTGTAAAAGGCTTTATATTGTACTTGCTCATAAAGTTCCATAGGGTGCCTTCATACTGCTGAGCGCTTGCAGTAAATGGTGTGAAGAAGTTTGTCTGTGCAAAAACGTAGCGCACCATGTTTTCAATTGCAGCTGGCTTATAGCCAGGTGTACCACTTGGAGAGTATGAAACATCATCGTATACCATCCAGGTAGTGCTTACTAAGGGCTTCAGTAAATGAATCATCATGGTATCTAGTAGTCTAGCTGGGCTTCCTTTGATTAGAGCGTCGTTAGTAAAGTACTTCATAAGAGTCACCCAGCCTGTAGTTGTGAGTAGAAACTGCTCGCCTTCTGTGCTTGTGCCTAGCTGTGGGTAGAACTTTAACATTGCTTTAATGAACACCTTACCAAAGTCTCTACCAGTTATTACAGTTTGAATATTCGGTGTTGCACTGGTACCACCGCCGTTTCTAGTACGTGTTGGTGTATCAATAAGACCAATCATTACAGTATCTAAGTCCTCTGCAGCTACATGAGTAGTTCCATCTACCCAGGTAACCGTGTCAGACTCAGCCATGTAGCCCATGTAAATAGCGACTAGGTCATTAGGCTTTAATACTGGTGTACCGTCGGGCATCCACCATTCGTCACCAGCTAGGGTTATTGAAAAGGTACCAGCTGGTGAGTCTAACGTCTTATTTGTAGTTATAGAGATAAGTTGGTCTGTAGCATCATAATCAGCTTGAGCCCCTTTAACTATGCCTCTTACTCTGTAACATTTAGCATCAGTGTGAAAAGACACCTGAGCCACCTGTATATAACGCTTTGCATTTGGTATAAGCCTGTGTGTTGCTTGTACTACTGTTGACATTTCACTACCCCCTTACTGTTGGGTTCATAGCAAGCTTCTGTGCTTCATAAGCTTGAATAGCCTGATTTATTAGATTTTTTAGTTGTGCTGCAGTAGAAGTATTTAGGTTAGATACACCATCACCCTTTAGATTTACATCCACAGTGACATGTATACCGCTACCAGTTGATTTAGCTGCATCTGCTGCACTTACAGCGGTGTAAGTACCTGCTCGGTCACCGTCTCCTATATTATTAGCATTTAGTAAGTCTGCTGGGTTTAGTAAGTTACCACTTGCATCCTCATAGCCTATGTGTAAATGTTCACCTGTAGTGCTATAACCTGAGCCTGCTACACCTGGTGTACCACCTGAGTTTCCAAGCCATTCACCTTGGGATACAGTTGTCTGTGTACCATATTGTTTATATCTACTGAGTAGGTCAGGGTTTATACCTGACATATGATAGAAGAGATAAGTTTTCCCGTCAGCCATTGTTACACCAATGTCAGTACCGCCTGCCTGAGAGTTAGCTTTACCGTCTGGGTCATCTGTACCTCCGTCATCCATGTCTAAGAAAGCTAGGGTACCACCTTGTAATGCGTCTACTGCTGTTCCTTGGGCTGCTGCTAAGTCTATGCCTCCGTGTGCATGGTCCCGACCAGCTGTAGCTCCAAAAGCAGAGTTAATATGGTTTGCCCAGCCGTTGAATATAGTACCACCGTTCATAGCATTACTAGCATCACCTGTAGTGTTACTATTATAAGTCATATCGCTAGTTCCACTACTAGTAGCATCGCTAGCAGCATAAATGCCGCTGCTGTCTGCAGTTTCAGCGGTTTGGCCTTCCCCTGATGCGCCCTGTAGTTCCTGCCAAAATTTGGTTACTCCATTAAGCCAGTCTTTATTACTACCATTATCATTATCTGCACCTACTGGGCAGTAACGTGGCTGAATAGTAGCTGGTGTAGTTAGACCATCCCCTACGTAGAGGCTACCCCCTAGATTTTTAGCTTCTGCACTAATGCCCTCTGCTAAGCTGTCAAATGATTGTAGACCACCGCTTCCCCTCATTAGGCCAGCTGGATTATTATAATTAAGAGTACTTCCGTTACCTGTTTCATGCATAGATACAGCGGCTAGGAAGCTAGGGTCTATATTATAGGCAGCACCTGCATCCATGAAGTCCTGGCCGTGGCCTGCAAGTTTACCTCCTAATAATGAGTTAAGAGCGCCTGCTGTTGTTGAGTTTGTATTACCTCTTACGTCTGTATCTGCAGTTATACTTGAGCCACCAGTTCGTGCTGCCGCACCCCCTGAATTGTGACTACCCCCTGAGCTACTTGAGCTACCAGGACTTGTAATGCCTAGAAAACCTTTTATAGCATTCCAAAAATTATCAAAAAATCCAGTTGTTGTTGCACTCATATTTTTATGCTCTTTATAAATGTCATCCATTGTGTCACTAGAATCTTTTCTTATCTGTGCAAGCTTAGTTGCTGTGGTGTTATCCATACTAATTAAGGAAACATCACCTTTTTTCTGCAAGCTAAGTAAGCTAGTTGCACCTTCTGTAGATAGATTGGTTATTTGTAACTTCCCATTTTTAGCTAAGTCTGTGTAACTTAGAAGGCCTTGAGACTTCAGTTCTTCTAGTTTTGCAAGCCCTTCTGTATTTAAACCACTAATATCAAGGGTCCCTTTTTGTGCAAAGTCTTGTAGCTGTGTAGCGGCTTGTTTACTAGCTGCACTGTTGCTACCACTAAGTGAATCATATAAGCCACCCCCAAGTTGGGAGCCTGCCATACCACCACCTACACTGCCTAAGAGCTCCCCTAAAAAGCCACCTATAGCTGCACCTGGAATTGCACCAACACCACCGAAGAGGGCACCTATACCGCCACCTAGCATAGTACCTAGAGAACCGCCTGCCATGCCACCGCCTGCCATCCCTAGCATTGTGCCACCTGCTTTACTAGCAGACCTTCCTAGACCTTCGCCGCTGTATAGGCTGGTACCTAGTTCTATAGCACCGCCTAGCAGGGAACCCCCACCTAGCACTTTACTACCAAAACCTAGTACTTTTTTACCGCCACCTAAGAGTTTGCTCAATAGGCCACTGCTTGACTCTGCATCTACTGCTGCGGAGGATACACCCTTACTTAAAGCTGAACCTTTGTCTATAGTTGCAGCCAAGTCACCAGTTTTTTCATAGTAAGCAGATAATTTTGCTGAAGCACCTTTGTCACCTCTAGCCATCATATCTATAAGGTCACTAGGCATTGCTTTTCCACTGGCTGCATACTCTACAGACTCCATGTCACCTGTTGCCCTATATAGTTGCTCAAGTTTTCCTTGGGCATAGGTATCTCCACCACTTAGCTCTTTTAGCTTCGCAACCTCTGTATCAGTAAGTGCGCCTGCTTTACCATTTCGGCCTACCCCTATTTCCTCTAAGTCTTTACGAGTGTAGCCACTTGCAGCTTTTTCAGCAGCACTGGCCTCTGCAGTGGTTGCCTCTATAGCTTCACCAGCCGCACCACTGCCACCACCTTTCTTAAATAGCTTACTAAGCAGACTACTTGCCCCACCTGCTAAGCTACTTATTGCAACAATAGCGGCTATGCCTAATACGCCCTCTAGTATCTTATCTAAGTACTGCGTATGGTCATTAAGTTCATTAAGAATACCTGTAGCACCTTCTTTAAGGTCTGTAATTATAGGTAAGAACTTCTCACCTAAGTCTCCGAGTGCCTTATCAAAGTTAGCTTCAACGTCTAGAATGTGCTGGCCGTATTCATCTTGTCTTTCTGCAGTATACTTAGCCCCAGAGTCTGTAGCTGCATTAGTGCTCATTACACTATCAATTGCAGTCTTGTCAAAAGCTGAGAAACCGTTGGTTACTTTATCCAGCTCAGTAACCTGACTCTTAGTAGCGTTAAAGCCACCATCTTGAAGCCAGGATTGCATCATTCTTTTAAATATATCATTATTACCGCCTGACATTTGCTTAAGCTCTTGAGCCATAGCTGGTAGGTTATCTCCATTTTGCAGACCGTCTTCAAAACTTGATTGCAAGTCATAAAGCCCCATGCCACCGTATTTGCCAGGGTTATACTTTTGTAGGGCTGACATTCCCATCCATTGCCACTTATCATTATCAGGTTGGAAAATACCGTTTAAGCCACTGATAACATTAGCACCTTGTTGCCCTGTAAGCTTAGTCATGCCGTTCTCGTTACCTATCCTATCTAAAGTAGTCTGATAGGCTAGTATTTGAGAGGAGCTTCCATCTTTAAAGGTTGTATTGATATTGCTAAGCAAGGACGTATGTGCTTGCATAACCTCCATAATACGGGGAAGCATACCTGATTGGCTTACAGAGCCTGCTATCATATCTGCAAATTCTTTAGGCTGTGTAACACCACCTAGCTGTTTAATGCCCCCTATGCTACTACCTACTTGAGCTGAGTCTAAACCATAGCCTCTGGAAAACATTTGTAAGCCATATTGTTGGTTAGCACCGAGAGCGCCACCTCTTGAGCTGTAAGCATCTTGAAGTGCCCAGGACTCTGACTCAGTGTATCCCATATTGCTTCTTCTACCTGTATTTGCTGCTTGCTTGTACATATCGACTGCAGAGCCGTTATAGCTATAGCCTCTGATACGTTGTGCTAGGTCTAACGAGCCTACCTGCCTTTGGTATGCAATTTGGTATGCATCTGTAGCCATTGACATAAGACTTCCAAGACCTGCTAAGCCTAAGGTAAACTTACCTACAGTGCCTGCAATGCTACCAATTTTACTGATTGCACCACCCAGTGCGCTAGTTATAGCCCCAGCTGAAAAGCTATTACCACCGCCGCCGCTTGAAGAGCCTGAGCCACTACCTGAGCTGCCACTACCTGGTACTTTAAACTCAAATTTGTTCGCCTCTGAGTCCCTTTTCTTATATAGCTTTTCTACCTCAAAGACTTGTCTTCTTAGTACATCTAGCTCTTTTTCCCTGGCTTTGATTTTATCATTAATTTCTATCTTATCGACCATATTAGCAGACCGCATTTTATCTGTGAGGTCGTCTATTATATCATTTTGCTTTTTGAACTGACCGTTTACCTCATCCATAGTGCCCTTAAAACGCTGCTTAAACGTGTCAAGCGCACGGAAAGATGAATCGTCAAAAATTCCACCCTTCCGTGCGCCTTTGTCTATTTCACCCATAACGCCTTTAAGGTCACCTTTAAGGTCTTTTAGGCTACGTTCTAGCTGCGTAAATTCACCTTTGGCTGAAACTCTTATGGACTGTTCTGACGTTGCCATAATTCTCACCCCCTATTAATTAGTCTACATCCTGCCAACTATCACTATCACTATTGTAGTTTATTTTAGGCATATCTGATAGTTTATCATCCATATCATCAGTGTCCTTGTCATAGTTCTCATATTCTGCATCTTCGTATACTTTATTACCACTAGCCTCGTCACTAAGCCTTTGGTCCACTGCCATATGTGTAAACTCTAGGTCTATTTGTTCTGGTGTCATACTTAGTATTCTAGGGTCAGTAGGGGGCAGGCAGCCACCGTTACCTGCATAAAACTTCCTTAGCGTCCAAAGTTTACGCTCACTCGGTAACTCCGCTATTTCCTGTAGGTTCTGTCTCACGTGGTTTACGAAAGGAGTTTTCCCATACCTCGTACTTTGCAAATACATGGAATAGCATATCAAGTTCTTCTACTTCTTCAAGCTTCATTAGCCACTCAGGACGCTTAACTAGCAGCACTGTAAGAGTAGCCATAACTTGAGCCATTTCCTTTATACTACTATCTACTAGGTTAATATTTACTACACCATTGAGTCTTAAGTACTCTGATTTTAGAGCTCCCATTCTCATATAGTCCTTCATGCTAGGTCTTTTGAATACTACGGTGCCTTCATACTTATTACCATATAATGACATATAGTCTATACGTATACCTTCTTGCGCTTCACTACCTAATCTAACTTGCTCTGCATTTTCCATAAGTTTTTTTACTATTTCCATATTTTCTGCATTTTGTGCCTTTTCCATTGTTAACCAGCTCCTTCATATTTTTATATATTTACCATAATTAGATTATAAAACAGCCTCCACCAAAAAGGTAGAGGCTATTAAAATTAAAATACCCTGTAGGATACCTACGAAACTGATTCGGCAGTTCCTTGGTCAGCTGCTAAGTAAGACCATGTGGCATTTTCACCTGCTATAGCATTAGCTTTAAAGTTCTCAGAATAGTCATTAAGTGAACAACCTCTGTAAACTACTACTATGTCATTTGTGAATCTGTCTGTAATCTCAATATCAATTACACCCATATTTAAGATACCTACACCTAGTGCAGCTAGCCCTAAATCTTTTAAAGACTTAGTTCTAATCTTAAATTTATCAAGGGACACTGTGCCATCATACTTCAATGGTACATGCTCTTGTGGCATAATAGAGCCTATTTCATACTGGCCTTCTTGACCGAAAGAACGCTTACCGTCTACAGACTGTGCTCTTCCGACTTCTACACCACCTATTTTTAGTTTTATAGTATGCCCTGCATGTGCAGTTTGTTTACTAATACTAGCCATATACGTATACCTCCTTTGATTATAGTGTTAAATGTGTAGTTAATAGGAAGTTGTTGATTGGTAATGTAGGGTAACCTTCCCACTGTAGTATAAATGCTGTGCCGTTTTTTACTACAGATACAGTAGCCGAGTCGTATCCAGATATATACTTAGCTGTTTTGAACCCTTCTATTAAAGTTACTAAATCATTGTACATAGTAGTCTCTATGCCTACTACACCTGCTTGACCTACAAACTTGTCGTCCATGTATTCTCTAATAGTTTGGTTCATATAAACTTTTGTAGTTGATACAGATAATTCACACTCTGTTAAGTCAGCACTTGCAGATGTAGTAACCCCTTGAACTATTCTATAGCCTTTATTACGTACATACTCTGTTGGTGCTATATGTGCCGCTAATAACGTATTAATGTCAGTACCATTGTATATTTTTCCTAGTCCTGGGAATGATACGTATTTATAAGTGATTGGGACTTCAGGTTCTTGACCAGCCCAGGTACCTGCATAAGCTGCTGCTAGGTACTCAGAACCACAGAGTACTGAAGCACCAGTTGAATCATAGTTATAAACCTCTGGTGTAGCTAGTACTACTAACTCAGAGGCAAAGGCTGCTTGTAGTGCTGCTATTGCAGATACTGTAAGTCCTGCCGCATGACCCACAAAGGCCCATCTTTCTCTCTTATTTAGCACACTAGACATTAGGGTACAATGTGCAAAAGCCTTAGCATTAATAGATACAGAGTTTGATGCCACTACAATCCCGTCTATGCTGGCACTTTGTAGACAGTCAATAGCTGATTGCCAGTCTGTGTCTGTGGCTGATTGTGCTACTGGAGAGAACTCTATAAGGTCAGCTCCATGCGCCCACATTATCTTCATAAGTTCTAGTGCTTCGCATTGTCCTAGTGCGGCGGCTGCTAGAATAGGGTCATTGAAGTCAGACACTGAGCCTACAGTACAGGTGTTAGATGCATTTGGTACTCCAACCATAGCTAGAGTTTTAAAACCACCTGCAGTTACAGCTGTCATGCTAGTCGTATCTACAGTTGAATAGGAACCTGGACGCTGAATAGTAGCGCCTCCGAAAGATATATTAATAGCCATACTGTGTTACCTCCTTTTATCTGTATACTCTGCGGGATTGAGTGTCGAAGTCTCTTTCCCACTCTTCTTTACTTCTTGGTGTTTCCCTGTCATTTGCTGGTTCTACTTTAAAACTTGCAAGAAGTCCTGGATTAATTGATTCAGACTTTACAAAATCTTCCAATACAAGCATAGCATCTTTTATAGTTTGCATAGCTGCTGCAGCTTCTTCAGCTGTTGTTCCTGTTGCCACTTCTTCGGGTGTAACCTCCGCTGCTGCTTCAGGTGTAACCTCCGCTGCTGCTTCAGGTGTAACTTCCGCTGCTGCTTCAGGTGTAACCTCCGCTGCTGCTTCAGGTGTAACCTCCGCTGCTGCTTCAGGTGTAACTTCCGCTGCTGCTTCGGGTGTAACTTCCGCTGCTGCTTCAGGTGTAACTTCCGCTGCTGCTTCAGGTGTAACTTCCGCTGCTGCTTCAGGTGTAACTTCCGCTGCTGCTTCAGGTGTAACTGTTGTAGTATCTTCTTCCATATATATCATCCTCCTATTAATTTTTTTTTTATTTAAGTGATGTAGCTGCTGTAATACTATCAATGCTGTCTACAGTGCTTACAAAGTTTACGTCTAGTGGGTTTAAGTAGGTCATTGTAATGGTAGACCAGTACAGAACCATAGGTGCCTGCGCCATAGTGCTATCTTGCTCGTCTCTACCACCTCTTAGCGCTATGTTAAGAAGGCCGCTGCTTACAAGGTCAGACCTTACAGCGAATAAAGTAGCTCGCACAACTTGGTATAACTTGTCTCTCTCGTCTGCGTTAGTGTGCCACACACGTATTTCCATTGATTCATCAAAGAAGGTACCATAGAATGTGTCGAGTTCTTTAGTAGTTGAGTTGTAGCGTGTGCCTTCACCATCTGTTATAGATTGCGAGGTCTCACTATCGTCTGTACGGTTTATCCCAATACACGGAAGCTCTGCGGGACTCTGTGGGTCTGCCTTGAGTACTTTTACAGTAAGATTTCCTGTATACCCAAAGTTTACTAGTTCCACTTTAAGCCTTTTAACTAATTCATCTTTTACGTCTACCGTGTTAAATGTAAAACTCATTTAATTACCCCCTAATCCCATAAAGTATAAGTCCATTTCAAACCCAGTTCTAATGAGTTGTAGTACCTCTTCTCTTGTATTCTCAATGACCGCCTGTCGAATAGGTCTGGCCTTTACACCTGGAAATTGCCACGAATTAGGGTCCGAATTAGACGATATTCTACGAAAAGTTAAATACTGTCCATGCTTTGCACTTCCTACTTTTACCATACCACTAAACATCCCTGTTTTCCACGTATATCTACCATATCCTTGCTCTTTTTTCACAATTTTACTTCTCATACCTTCAGAGGTGTTCTTATACCTGCCACCCCATGTATACTGGCGGCCTGTACTCTGTGCTGTAAGCGCATTGTTACGTCTACTATAGCCCAGCTTCTTAACGTCTTTATATACAGCTTTTGGCATGTTTGGCATAGTGCTTGCGCCTGGTGTACCATGCCTAAAGGGCACAGTTATATAGCGATTACCGTTTTTGCCTATCTTAGCTTTAGGCGAATTTAGCAGCTTTTCCTTCATGTCGTATGCGCTGATACCACCCTCTATAGTGGCTCCGTGTGGCGAGGTAGATGTTATTTCACCTGCTAGGTCACCATCCATACGGAAGCCTTCTTGTATGCTTCTAACATACTCACCTGAGACTACGTGGACTACGAACTCACCCCCTGAGTAAGATACAGTAGCCCCTGAAGCATATTGTATCCAGGTCCTTTGAACTACATCTGTAAGGGCAGCTCTAACTGCCTCCTGTGTATATGGAAGTCTACCTTGTTGGGCGCTTGCTACGGCTTTTAGTACGCTGTCTAATTCAGGTAGGTCAGCGGTTATAGTCAACACACTCATGGTCTATCTACCGCCCCTGATAGGTACCTTAAAGCTACATATCTAGGGAAATCTTGACCGTCTTGGTGTCTTGGCTTCGGTAGTGTTGCAATTACAGTGTAAACTGGCCTATGTGCATACGTTACGCTATATTGAGCTCCGTCTGTAGGTGCACTTCCCCCAGCTATCCACTCAATGGTGTTTCCATTTAGCACATAGTCCGTTGTTACCTTGTACTTTGTCTCTAGACCAGTTAGTCTATCAAAGTAACTAACGCCCTTTATACGGGTTATCTGGTCATTTAAAAGTGTATCTGGGCTACGGTGGCCTATAGATTCTCCTTTAATTAAGATTTCCGAGGTTTTAAACTCATCATCTAGCAGGGTAATCCTATCATTCACACCTATGTCAAACATTGGATTGTCTGTAAAATTGGATGTAAGTGCACCTGTTAAAGTCCTTACAGGTATTCGTTTAGGTACTGTCATAACAGCATCCCCTACATCAAATACACCTGCCATATCTGCATATTCTTTATTTAAAGTAACACTAGTTACTAGTGCTTTAACATCACTTGGTGCCTGATATATGAAGCCTTTACCACTACAAGCATTACATGCATAGGATGGTTGGCCACTGTCTAAATTCCAGCAAGAGCATGTAATAGCTTCTTGCCATGACACTGTTCTGCCTCTGCGGTCTATCATCTCTTCAAAATTTGCTGCATGAAGTATTGGTGTCTGTCCCATAGCTGCCACCTCCCTTATAACACTGTGAATGTAATGCCCCTCTCAGAGCTTCTAACGCCTCCGTCCTTTTCGTCAAAGAACTTATCTACTTCAGCTTGGAATTGATTTATATGCCCATTGTACAGAGTTGAAGAGGCGCTGACAGTTGTACCTGAGCTCTCAGATAAACCATCAATAGATGTAGATGTATTAGTTACACCTGCTGCAAGCCCTTCACCTGCTATACCTAGAATATCTATAGCTGCCAGCTTAGCAACTATATCTCTTATATCATTGGGTACCTCACCTAAGTCATACCCTGCAGTATAGTCTATATACCACATCTGAGGCATATTTTGGTTAATTTGACCTGTTACAAAAGAGTAACCAGACTGAGAGCCACCGAGCAGTGCGAACACTGTAGGGTCTCCTGCGTATGGTACTATGTGTAGCTGCCCCTGTTTTCCATAGAACTTAATCCACTCAGGCCTAGTCATAAAGTCTATAATTGTTAGTCCGTTTGGTAGGACTAGCTGTACACTTTTAAGGTCACGTGCTGGACGTTCTCTAAGTTGCAAGAAGCCCCAGTTACCAAAGGCTTTAGCCCTGTAGTCGTATGCAGGTTCGCTTATTTCATAGTCTGTACCCTTTACTAAGCCACGTTCCACTGCATTACTGCAGATTACCATAGGCTTCAGGTATATACCTACATAACGCTCCATCTTGCTAATAGCACTATTTATAGCTAGTTGTATATCATCATCATCCATAGGAATGCCAGAGCTATCATAAAGTGGAAGCCCAAAGCACCATCGTCTGCGCATTTCAGCAACACTTGGTAAGTTAGTGTCTGAGTAGCTAGTCATAGTCATATGACCGCCTCCTTAGGCTGTGTATGCAACTACTGTAACTGCACCAGTGGCAGTGAAGTTGTACACATACATAGGAATTTCACGGGTAGTCCCAGCTTTTATAGGTATACCTTGAGAAGCTACACCTGCTGTAGGATGCCCCTGGTCAGGGTAATCATTAATGTAAATAAGAATATCTGTAGCGTTGTTATTGGTTACTTCTACGTACATGCTAGGTGTACCGAGTGTTCCACTTGATACGCTTGTAAGCACCTGTACATTTCTGCAGCCCCTTAAACCTGACATAGAATGCACCTCCCCCTATTTATCTTGGTACCGCTTTTTTAAGCTTCTTTAACTTTGGCATTTCTGTATTGTCATCAGCCTCTGTTGTCTCTTCGGTGTCTACCTCTTCAATATTCTCAGGCTCAGTGTCTTCCACTTTATCTTCTTCCTTAGCTTCAGTTTTGTCCTCAGTAGCTAGAACCTCTATGCCTTCTTCAGCTGCTTCCCCTAAAAGCTCATAGCCAGGTAGTTCATCAAATACTTTGCTTGCCTCATCTGATACTTTAGCTAAGCCTCTGTGGTCAAACTCTGCTGCCTCTTTCAGTACATGAACCTTCTCTGGAAAATTACTATGTCCAAACAATTTTTTAACTATTTTTGCCATGCTCTTTACTCTCCTCTCATACCAATTAGACCTATTTTTATTAAAATAAGGGAGCCAAGAATAGCCCCAGCTCCCTATTTATTCAATTAATTTAAGATTATTGAAGCACTGGGTGAACAGTACCATAAGAAGCTGCACCATAGCTAGGTGTAAATAATTCTCTATTACTGTTAAGACCTAATGTTCCGATATTCTTAAGAACTACCATTCTTCTTGGGTTGTACACTTGCACCATTCCATAAAGCAGTATCATAAATCTTTCTGCTGCTGAAATTCTAGCAAGCGGTAATTTCATTAATGGAGCTAATTGTTTGAATGCTAGAACTTGGTCTGGGTCATTATCCATAAGAATCGCTGTATGAGTTCCTGGGATATTCAAGTTTTCATCCACAATAGATTGTGTAGTACCTGTACCTGCATCCTTAACTTCTACCATGAATTGAGCTTTAGTAGCATCTGAATAGTAGCCTCTGTACACTTTGTAAGACTTAGCTACTGGAGAAGTTACTACTCTATTAATAAGTATAGTTACTGCTTGCCCTGCAGTTGTAGCTATTGAGCCCAACGATACTGGAGCAGATTCTCCTGCACTATTTTTAGCTGTTACAAAGTAGTAGTAAGTTCCTGCTGCTAAGTTACTTGCAGTATCTGCAGCTGCTGTTAATTGAGAAGCTGGGAAAGTTGGTACCGCTGGAGCGCCGTTAGCACTTGCAGTTGGCACTGTAGCTTGAGGTTTCATGAATACGTTGTTTACGAACTCTACTCTACCTGTGTTAGCTAAGTAGCCTCTAACTGGTGCACCTAAGTCCACTTCAGTCCCTGTGCCTATTACTCTTTGTCTTCCTGATGTTCCCATGATGATTTTTGAAAGGTCCTTATTAACTTGGTTAGTCATATGAAGTTCTAGCATCCCTCTTCCGAAGTTATCAGCAATAACTGTACATATGTCTTCCAAAGTGCTTTCATCTAATGGAGCGCCCTTCATGTCAATAACATGTTGAGTTTCATATGGTTTACCTTTTACAAAGTTCTTAACTTGAGGGATGATACCATCAAAAGCTAATGAGTCTAAGCTGGAATCAGCAAAGTATAGCCCTTTTTCAAGTTGTTGTAGTAACCATGAAGTACCATTAGTAGTTTCTCTAGCTACTATATCTCCCACTGTGTTAGTTACTAAGGTAGCTGGATGAGTAATAACTCTAGTAGTACCTAAGAACTTAACGTATTGAGATTGTCTGATGTAGTTAGAATCTTCTTCGTTAGGTAACCCACCTTCAGTGAAGAACGGTGAAGTGTTACCTCCCATGCTGTCCATTACATTAAATTCTTCTACAGTATTAAATGCTTTTTTCTTACCTATTCTTTTCCACATCTTGATTTGTTCTATTGTAGCTGTAACTACCTTTAAAGTACCTTCAAGTGACTGAGGTCTAAGGGCAGTCATGTCACCTGCGACACCAGCACCTACGTAGGCATCCCCTACTTCACCAGTTCCTAATGCTTTATTAAGTTCATCTAATTCTTGTAGAGTAGATGAGCCGTATCCTGTAATTTCGTCCATGTGTGTTACCCCCTTATAATCCTAATTTGTCAGTGACAGATTTTGGTAGACTTAATTGACTTAAATTTACACCTGCTTCAAAACGAGACACTGTGCTACCTGGTATTTCTCCAGCATCAAATGACTTCATAAGAATGTCACCTACTTGAGCTCTGTTAAGTGGCGTTCTATCAGCATTTAAGCTTTTTTGAAGTGTTACTACTTCTTTACCACTTACTACGCTTTTTCTACCTACTGGCATATTTAATACATCGTTAAGCGACTTTTGAAGGTCACCGTTCTCTGTTTGTAGGTCCTCTACTTTATCAGATAGACTTTGAACTAGCTCACACACTGAAGTTAGTGCTTTAGCTATTACGTTATTCTGCTTAGTTACGTGTGTCATTGACTTAGCGAACCCGTCCATGCTGTAACCTACTTCGTCTACTAAGTTAGATAAGAACTCAGATACGTCAAGTGCTTGGGCGTTGCCGTCTTCAGCTGCAAACGATTTAGCAAAGTCTGGTGTTAAAGACTTCTCTTTGTCATCGTCCTCGTTATCACCCTCGTTGCCTTTATTATCATCTTCGCTGCCTTCGTCGTCGTCCTCGTCGTCTTTTTTCTTCTTTTTATCTTTACCTTCGTCTTCATTGTCCTCGTTATCGAAAGACTTTTGAAGCTCTTCTAAGTCTGCATCTAACAAACTACTTATCTTTGCCATTGTGCCACCTCCAAAATTAGTAGTCCCAAACAAGGATTTTAGGACTTCGTGTCTATCGGATATATAAGATGCAAATTCGTATGCATCCTCGTTATCTAGCCCTGTATCCAGTGCGTATGTGTAGGCGGTCATTCCTACTACGCTCGGAGGACTAGCTACGAACTCATTACGTAAAGACTTGCTTATTAGGCAGCCTTTTACAAATTCCCTGAAAAGCTTAATCCATTTCGCAGGCTCTCCTGGTTCTCCATCTACGGGGACACAGTCGCCTTCGAGTGATTGCTTGTTTATAGCAGCTGCTGCACCTATGTCCATAGCCTTCTCCATGTCTATAGTTAGCTCATGGTTCTTAGCAAAGGATTTAGATAGCTCGGCCCAAGTGGTCGTATTCACAGGATTTAGCGTAAGCACGACGTTCCTAAGGATAGATTTAACTATCTTACCTGAGTCACGGTCCCGCTCTTTTACGTTGCCTTCAATGCTCCAGCCCATCCTTCGCTTTGTATTGGACTTCTGTAAGTCCTGAAGCATACCTACAGCTTGTTTTGTGAGCTCTCTTTGAGCAAACAGTCTACCTTTGACATAGATGCCACTGACAGACTTGTGCAATGTAGGGTGTTCAAACTGGCCTACTCTAACCTCTAGAGGTTCCCCTATAAACTGGTTAGGTGCATTACCGTGTTCGTATTTAATCCAGCCCTTAGTTAAAAAGTAGCTGCAGTCCATACCCTCAGGTGTAATGCTGTCGTCCTCTTCATCTACATCGTCGGAGGTCATAACGCCCTGTACTATGTAGTCCCCGTTTTCGTCAGCTTCTACGGACTTCATAAGGTCGTGGTCTTCGATAGGTATAAACAGGTTGTAGCTGTCTTCAATACTGTCTTGCATGTGTACCACCTCCCTTGAATATATGACTTAAGGGGCACTATAGAACCGTGTGCAGTGCTCAAAGTAGGGCGGTAGAGCTGGCAGAACCGACCTGACTGGTACACACACGACTCTATACTACCCCTTACGTGGTTTTGTTGTATAGTGCACTGCTTACATAAATTTACACTACAAATATACCAACTTTGGAAAGGTTTAGCAAGGCTAAAATTGCTTAAGTTTAGCACCACAAAATAAAATAGCAGAAGATATTATATCTCCTGCTATTTTGAGCAATTACCTTTTTTGAACAGCTATATAGTTCTGCACAATTTCTGATTGAGTTAAAGTTCTGTTATAAGCTAGAATGCTTTTCACAGTGCCTGCATCGCTTATAGTGTCCCTTGGTGTTATTGCAACACCGTTTTTATACATAGATATAAAACTACCTGAGTTGGGTATGGTTATCTTATCATCTACACCATCAAATACTACCCCACCTCTGTTATCGCTGCCACTACTTGAGGTATAGCTAAAATTACTGGGAATAGCATCGTTACCCTTTATTGTGCGGCCAGTAGCTGATACAGAGCCTAGATTGGCATCACACCATGCTTGTGTAGGTTCATTTCCTGCTCCAAAAATTGTAGTTAAATCTAAGATTAGTAGCTGTTGCACTTGTACTGGCACAAACCCACTAGTATTATTATCTTGTATATTAAGTGCTCCTGCTGCGTTAGCAGATGTCTTAACATACCTTAGGGTTATTCTTTGAAAACTAGCTACTCCTGAGTTGTGACTGGCTGAATATGTGGGAGCGTCATTAAACTGTACTGTGATGATATGGGTAGAATTAACCTTTACTGATGCATAGTATACATGATTCTGTACAAAGGACATTTGAAATGCTATTCCCCCGTAAATAGCAGTAGGTGTAAATGACTGTGTATTATTACTTACAGATAAATTGTTTGCTGTTGATGTGCTTATTCCAATCCCATCTGCTATCCCATCTGCATTGGTATCTAGGCTAAAATCACCATTAGTACACATGTTAGAATACTGATAAGAACTTCCTGGTCCTCTGTCTTTCCAGGTAGTTGTAGACGGCTTGTTTTGAAAGTCTCTACCATCTAAATTTAAAATCAAGCCATTTTTTACTATTCCTTTTTTAGGTGCACTATTAAGCAGTATACTCATACTGGCGCCTCCTCTAGTTTAACAAGTAGAATTTTAGTATTAGTGTAAGCACTTCACCACTTGCAGGTGTATAGCCACTTGCCCCAACTATTGGAGCAAAGTACAGCTTACTATTTGCATCAAGTGTACATTTTCTTAGCACCTCTGTCTGCATAGATAAATTAGACACTGTACCATATTTTCTAGTATTATTCATGTTGTCTAGAGTGCCCACAAAATTACTTGCTAGTGCAGCTGCAGTCGGTGTGAATGCTACATAATCTGCATACGCTGTGCCTGCTGGGCTATTGACATTAAAAAAATCTATAGAGCCATTAAAAGCACTATTTGCGCCATTACTAGATACTAAAAAGGCACCTGTAATTGCTATTTTTCTATTTGCTAAGCTTAGCCCTACAAGAGAGCTTAAGTCTAATGCTGGGAGCACTGTAGCTCCTGACCCTAATATTAGCTGACCTGCTGTATAGGTAGTTACGGTGCTACTTCTTGTTATAGAAGCTTGCACTGTAAAGGCAGGTGTAGTCTCATATAACAGACCGTTGCTACCTTGTAGTACCTCAGTTTGGCCTGCAGCTGTATTAAAGTATCTTTGTGATTCTGCATATCCCATATTAGGACCTCCTAAACTTTATATATTTGTTTTTTACTTATTGTAATGTAGTCTGAGTATTTGTACTTGTCACAGGCGGCTAGTACTGACTTCCATATAGCTGCAACTTCTTTCTGTGTCTCTTCATAGCTTAAGCCCTCAGTGGCTAGCTCTTGCCTAAACTTAATCTCATTGTGTGCTAAGTAGTGCACAGCTGACTTGGCCTCTGAGGCACTGTTTAGACCTCTGAATGAGGCTTTATCAAACATTCTATCAGCGTCTTCCATTGTTCTACCCCCTACAGCGAGCCCCCGTAGAGGCTCCTAACTATATTAAAATTATTTTACTAGACATAATCAAACAAGCCCACTACTGAAATTTATAGCGTACATCAATGTATAAATTATTACTTGATACTAACGCTTGCTTGCAAGTACATTGCCCACTAGTGTTAATACTCATAGGCACCCTAGTAGGTGTGACCGTCATATCATAAGCAGCTTGAATGTCCGCAAAAAATACGACTGACCTATTTAAAGGTAGCTTATTACAGGTAAATAGTACTGTACCTGCTGGGCATGCTGCGGTTATACACACTCTTGTAGTAATATGTGCAACTACAAACTCGTCGATGGTATTATTGTCTACTTGGCTATCATTAGATACACTACAATATGATGCATTATAAGTGATACTTGGTGTATAAAACGCATAGTTTCCAGGTGCATAGGAATTTGTAGTTGCTATGAAATCTGCATTAGTCATTGTATAACTCGAATCTAGGGTTTCCACATAGCCTTGATGCACAGCATATAAAATTTGGAAGGCTAACGATTCATATTTATTACATGCTTGCGCATAAAAATATGCATAATTGCCAACTATTTTAATACGACATGGGATGTCTGAAGCTGAATTTTTTAAAAACTCATTCATATTTACTACAAATGTTGTTCCATCAGTAGACTCTACCTTTATTGCTAAATCCCTATATTTTATAGATGCACCTATAGAGTAAAGTCTAACTACTAATGCGCCTAAATTATTAATATCCACTCTTTCTGCTGTTGTAATTTTAATTCTAAACAATGCAACCGCATATGCACTATAGTCTAAGCTTATTGGTGCTAGTTCTCCGTATGATTTGACACATCCTATCATTATGATTCGCCCCCATTCCTTAAATAGAAATCATATAATTCTTGTAACAATTGGTAGTGTGCAGATGTATCTAAGTAGAAAAGAGACACCCCTTTAATGTAAGTTTCATTTTTGAAGTATTCTAATAATCCTTCTTGATAAATCCTTTGCACTATATTATTAGAACTCTTAGTTCCTGTAGCTAAGTATGCCTCTGGCCATACTAATGACTCATAATAATTTTGTGTGCCTGTTTCCGATATCCATATATCTTTAGTTGGGTATGAAACATGGTAGTTTCTTATAGTATCTCTTAGTCTTGATAGCTCCCACGCAATTATACCATCCTGTATGGTAACCCCTGTGCCTTTATTGCTAATAGTTGGGTAACTATGAATAGATATAATATCTACATAGTTCATTAGACCAGTTATTACACCATCGCCTGCAAGACCAGTTTTGTACCCTTTTGCTTGTACTTTAGCTAAGGATGTTTCAATATAAGAATAGTTACTACTTGCTAAAATATTAGCTGAGCCACATTCGTTGAATAAAGTTATAAATTCTCCGCAATTAATATTTGTCATTAAATTTTGCAATCCTATATCAAATTGAGAAAAGAATGTAGCGGGTGTTAATTTACTCCAGTTATCCCTTGCCCATATGCAATGTACTTCTAAGCCTAACATTTTAAGTCCTCTTGCTGTTGCGTCAGCTATTTCTTGCACAAGTATATCTATTGAAGAATAACTTCTATATACTAATGCTGATTCTGCTAATGTTCCTGCTATGAATGCGTCTCTTTGTGCTTTGCTAGGTTGTATCTCAACCGTTGCTATATACCCATCATACCCATATTCTTGTATATTATCTAAACCTGTTGTGCGACTCGCATCTGAATAATAATTTTCCCATTCAGGACTCATAGCTGTATCAAGCATCATAGTACATAGTTTTGGCTTGAATATTCTTTTATTTGTATTTAGACTAGCTATTTGTGTTGCGTGGCCATCTGTCTTATCCTTAAAGTAAGCTCGCTGGTTTTCTAATGCTAGCCTAATGCTGTTAATTTGATTAGCTACGTTATCGCTCATAATTATGCCTCCTTTTATACAGAGCCTCCGTAGAGGCTCCACTTATAATAAAATTACTAGCTTCAGTGCTTTTGTTGCTGCAACTTCTTGCCTTGCTGCAGCTCTTTTTCTTGGCTCAGGTATAGCCACTTCTCTGTCAGGTGCTAGTTTAGTATTCTTAGGTGTATTACCCACTTTACGGTTTGCGCCTCTGGAGAATCTTCTACTAGTACCTATTTGCGCCTCTGAGTCCCCAAACTTACGGGACTCCTCTTCGTCTCTAGTTGCCCTAGTAACCTGGTTAATGTCCCTCATCTTAGCATCTTCAGCATTAAACATAAAGTCCTCCACTGTGCCTGGCATATGAAGAGACTCTACTCTTACTGAGTTCGACCTTCCTACTTGATTATGAGCTTTCTCTGCAGAGTCCGAACGTCTAACTCTGGCAGTGAACTGTGCCATCCTCTGTGGGTTCCAGTCTTGGTCATACATAAGCATAAGGTGTGCATTACCAAAGTCTACACCTTCCTTACCTGCTGGAGATACTGTAGTTGCCCACAAGTTACCCTGGTTGTTAGCATAGTCTTTTTTATTACCTCTGAAGCCAGTCTTTGTAGACTCTCTGTCAGTTGCTTCCCCAGTAAATTGCCCTGCGTCTAATGGTGGCTTTCCTTCTTTCTTAAGCTTATTAGCCCAGTATGCTAAGTGAGGATGCTCCCTCTGTACGTCTCTTATAACATTATCCATTATGTCAGTACCAAAAGTTGTATAAGAAGACTTACACACTACCTTAGGCATAAGCTCTGGCTGCCCTGCCTTTTTACGACTAGCGTTTTCATTAGCTAATGCGTCTAAGTAAGTATTTAGTCTTTGCTTTAGGTACTGTGCTTTAGGGTTGTTATAGTGTAGTGGCGGTAGTAGCTTCGGAGAACCATCTGCATTTCTGTTATAGCCACCTTTACCATCACTTTCAAAGTATCTTTTGTGCCCGTCGCTGTCCACTGTGTAATGACCTTCACCTGTTACTGGATTATAAGGCTTCATACCCTCAGCTTTCTTTTTACCTGGTGCCTTTGCTATTGTTTGCTCCCCTGTAGCCTCTGAGTCAAGTGCACTTCCACCTCCAGGTACATACATGTTCTCTATATGCTTACCACCGTTTAGGTATTTTTGTAGCTTTTGCATAGCTGTAAGATAGTTCTTACCGCTGCTCTTGCTATTTGCACTTCCAGTGTCATAACCTGTAGAGGCTGCTTGCGCTAGTTCCTTTAACTTAGATTCAGGTAGATGCTGTGCTTGTAGCTCTCTGTACTTGCTATAGAAGTCCTCTGTATCCTTATCTAGGTTTGTAGGCTCTGTAGTTGGTACTTCGTATGTGCTGCCATCTTTAGCTGTCACTGTCTGCATGTCACCTTTGTAGTCAAACACTGAGTGCTTAGTTCCATAGTAGTCAGTAGTTTGATGGTCACGGTTCCTGTCTACCATGTTGCCTATGAAGTCACTTTGTGGGTTAGGATTAGCCTCTGAGGTTGCTCCTACTAATTGTGGGAACTGGATTGTGCTGTTGTCAGTACGCTTAACGTCTGTGCCTGCTCTAAATTGGACCACGTTAGCTAAAATATCCCCTAGCTTATGTGCCTTATTCTCTTTTACACCTATGATTTTACCATTTTTATCCTTCATCAGATAGTTGTCTGTAAACTCTTTTTTAGTACCTAGAGCATGTTTACCACCTGTTACTGTGTCTATTAGAGAGTACACTTCTCTGGCGTCATTTTCCATAGGTGTACCTGATAGCCCCCAAACGTTTTTAAACTTATCAGTAGTCTCTGCAAGTGACTTACCACGTTGGCCACTTTGGTTTTTAAATGCATGGATTTCATCTATTATGATATTGTCGTATAGACCTGAATTAGCTATCTCATGCCTCATCTTTTTAAATTGGTCGTAACTCATGATGTGGAAGTCGTGGTCTTCTTTGCCTATGCTATCCATGTTCTTTAGGAATTGTTTAGCACCTACGCTCTCTTGCTCTGTACCGTTTTGACCAAACATATTTCTACCATTAGCTGCCTTCATAACTGTACCGTCTGCATTGTTCTTTTTAAGTGTGCCCTGTGAGCCTATATAAAGGGCCCTAGAGTTAGTATTACCTCCTATTTCCTTACCCCAGTCGCTTTGAATACCAGCTGGTGATACTATAAGAGTTTTCTTAGGCTTCTCACCGTTAGCTATTTGTGTAGCTTTATAGTGCATAGCAGCTGCAACCCCTGTGGCTGTCTTACCTATACCCATTCCGTGACCTACAATACCTCTGCCTCTTTCAATTAAGTGCGTTACACCTTGAAGTTGAACACCGTAGAGGCCTTTATCCTTTTCCATCATAAAGCTATCGTCTTTAAACTGGTCTCTGTAGGCTTTACCAAAGGCTGTCTTTGTATCTACGCTTCGTGGGTCGTAGTTCTTTATTATCTCAGGCATACGTTCTTCCATAGGCTTTCTATCTTTTCTGTTAAAGTGCTCTTCTAGGTGCTTTCTTGCGCCACTGTCTATAGATAAGCCACCGAGTACATCCCTTAATTGCTCAAATTTACCTACCGATATTCTAGCTGTACCGTTAGGTCCAACAGAAACACCCTCAGCCTCTATTTGAGCCTTTAAACTATCAGGAACGTGTATTTCTAACTCTTTAGTGTAAGCACTCTTAAATTGGTCAAGAAGTACTTTTCCTGCCTTTGACCTACCGAGTACTTTTTTAAGCTTAGCCATAGTTTCATCATTTAATTCTAGGTCCTTATTTAGTACACCCTCTTTATCAAAGGCTCTGCTTACCCCTGCCTTTTGAAGGGCTTGACTAAATAGGTCTCTAGCCTTATCTAATTTCTTTTGGTCTTTGTCATTTTCAGCTGTAAACATAGCATTAGTATCGGCTCTGTGCATTCCATCTTGAGCTAGTCTCACTACGGCTTGGCCACTCTTTGAGTTAGTCTTACCCTCTGCTCTAACTGGCTTCAATTGGTCCTTCTTAAACATTCCGACTACGTTGCCTTTGCTATCAGTTATTTTATAGCTTCCGTCTTCTATAGAGTGTATTTTACCCTTCTTGTACTTGTCTCCATCCTTGTACATTACTGGGTTGCCCTTATCCATTGCTACATCATTCTTAGTAGTTAAGCCTCTGTCGACTAGCTTACCATTTTTAAATAATGCTTTAATAGGTTCCCCTGTGGCTGGGTCTATTGAGTCCTTTGGTATATCTCTGGTGTCTATAAATCTATAGCCATCATATACACCACCGACTACTCTAGGCGCTCCCTTACCATCATATTCCAATTGTACGTGATGACCTAGTGCACTGCCTACATGTATGTCACTACCGAAGTGAGCAGTTACCCAGGCTCTATTACCTACTGCATTTTTTAATACATCGTGTAGGTCATCTACGCTCTTAATAGGCTTAGTTTGGCTTATAAGTCTAGCCATTACTGGGTCAGTGATATGCCCCTTAGCGTCCACTGTAAAGGTATTTTGTGTCCCGTCTGGCATATCTTGTGCATAGGTGCTACTTGATAACTTGTTGTCCTTATCAAGGCGCTGGTCTACTAGCTTAAAGTCCTTGTGGGTCATACTCTCTTGTAGGCCTACCTTAGTGTTTGCTCTCATGCTATTGTATTCTTCTTCGCTTATTTGCTTAACAAAGGGTTTATCTTCCTGGTCATTAGCCTTTGCGACTATGTCATTTTGCATGTCTTTACTCTTAAGACCTAGAGCTCTACCAAGTCCACCCCAAGATGTTAGTGCTTCATGCTCACCTCCGTCTGGGTCAAAAGCCTCTGTAATAGCTGAGGTCCATGTAGTCTTAGTACCTCCAGTACCAAAACCATTTTTAATCTTAACTACCATTGTCTTGCCTGTTACGGGATTACCTATCATGAAAGTACCCTCAGGAAGCATCTTCTTTCCTACGTCGTCTCTACCTCTACCTAATTCCGCTTCTCCTATGTGCCTAGCTATTGCAGCCTTTGAGCTGTCTGAGTCCACATCTGGCAGGTTAAGTACAGTGGTGCCTACTGGTATCATTTTCTTTTTAGTTCCCATACCGTTAGACTTTGCACCGCCTATTTTCTGCATTTTAAGTGCAAACTCTTCCTTAGCTGCGTCTAGGGCTGCTTTCTTACCTGCTTTATCAAGTGAGTCGTCTGCATCAATGTCCTTTGCCTTAGCTCGTAGTTCATTTGCAGCCTCAGTAATAGCTGCCTCATGCCACTCAAATATAGTTTTACCCACGGCATATTTCTTGTCCTGAGCGTCCTCTACTTCCTTACGCTGAGCCTCAGTCATATTCATGTAGGCATTACCTACTTTATGCTCATTCTCATCCCTAAGCTTAGGCTGTACTTTGGTTTTCCACTCAGTTCTCATATCGTCCATTTGTTCTTTAAAGGCTTGTATACCATCGTTTACCTTAGCTCTACTCTCCTCAGTGTCTTCTAGTCCTTGCTCTGCTAGCTTATCTTTTTCGTGGTGAAAGTCTATCTTATCCTCAGAGGCTCCATTGTTATGTGTGTCTCTGTGCTGTTCATTGCTAGAGTCATATAGTACCTTACCGTCCCCCACGGCAATAAGGATACGTTTACCACCCCAGCTAAGCCAAGCACTGCCAGGATTGTCTAGCAGTAATTTCTCTGACCAAGTAAGGTCACCCTTCTTAGCTTTTGCTGCTGCATGTTGTGCGTCAGAGGCTGAGCTATACTTAGCTTTATTTGCTTTTACATAGTCTGCAGCTTTTTTATTTATTTCATGGTTAGATTTTCCTACGTGGGGGAACATGGATTTTTTTAATTGGTCCATTGACGCTGAAAATGACTTGTAAAGTGCTGTATCATCTGGTACTGCGAACTCTACAATTCTAGCGTGTATACCCCCGTCCTCTGTAGTTACTACTGAGCCTATATATTCATATGGTGCTAATGACTTCCTTAGTGATAAAAGGTTAGCTGCTCCAGCTGTTCTAGTATATTCCTGGTGTAGTGTCTCTATACCTATACCCCAGCTATGCATAGACTTAATAAGGTCATATTCATATAGAGCTTTAAACACTAAGTCAAAGAATAAAGACTTCATAAACTTACTTTGTAGTTCTTGTAATGCTGGATGATTGCTCTTTCTAGCTGCTATGATTTTTTCCATAGCTGACCTATAGTATTTATTTACCCACTGTTTATTAGCTTTTTGGCCACCGTCATAGCCACCTTCATTATTAATAATCTCTGCAGTCTCGTCCATTGTAAGATTGCCACGTTTAATCTTAGCTGAAGGGCTTCCGAACATAGTCATAAATACCATCTTTTCTTTTTCATTTAGGCCTAGTTGGTCTAGGGCTGCTGGTATATCAGTCTCTAGTTCCTTTTGTCTCTCTTTTCTCTCATAGGCTTCATCAGGTGTTAGGTTTTCGTCTTTAAGGTTAGTGCCTACATTTACCTCGTTTTCACCCTCAGAGGCCATGTTTTTGTCCATAGATGTAGCCTTTTGTTGAGCTGCATAAGTGCTTAAAGCTCTTAGCCTCTCCACTGGGTCTGCAATACGGTTCTTAAAACCTACCCATTGATTAGTCTTTTCATCATATGTTGGGTGGTCCATTATAGGTGCTTCTTTGAAACGCTTAGAAGTTGCTTGAAGATGCTCTGCTAGTTCCTTGTCCTCAGGATTACGTCCCAGTGTTTGCTGCAATGTTTTTCTACCACTTTCCATATCAGCTATAGCAGTACGTATCTCATGCGGTGCTGGTACATCATGCATAAGGTCATATATGTCACCGTGTAATTGTTGCTTCATCCTGTTTACTACATGCGCTCCTATACTTGCACCTGCTTTAGGGTTTTGGCTGCCCTTCATAATCTTGTACAGAGTTTCATACATGGAAGTTCTAGCTGCTTGTAATAGGTCTCCGTAGTAACCTGTCTCTTGATTGATTACCTCACCATTACCACTTTGGCCTACATCACCTATTCTATTTTGTTGCATTAGTAGGTTTAAGCCTCTGGCCTTACCCATTTGAAGCGTTGCGTGTCTAGCTAGCTTATCGTTCTTTGTTGTTATATCACCTGCTAGTGCTCTAATATCGTCCTCTGAGCGCTTTTCAGGGGCACGGTTCATTAGTCTTTGCACTGGCTTGCTGTTCCACATATTGTCTATATCTTGAGTTGTATCCCTATCATTTTCCATATTCTCATATTTCTTTAATTCTTGATTTTGCTTATCATCCATAGGGTCTACTGCTTTTTTGCCTGCATTCTTAATAGGTGTAGTCTTAACCTTTGCAGCTACGTTGCCTCTTGAGTTGGGTGACGCATCAAATACGCTGTCAGTTGGCTTCGGTGCTGGAGGTATAACCTTCTTCACTTTCTTAGACTTAGCTTTAGCTGTGCCCTTTGGTGTAATTACTAGTGGTGCAGCTGGTGTTACTGTAGCTTTCTTTGTAGCCGCTTTAGTTGTGGCTGGCTTAGCTTTTGCAGCTGTCTTTGTAACTTTAGCCTCTGTAGGCTTAGTCTTTGTCACCTTTGTAGTAGGGGCTGCCACTGTAGCCTTCTTTGCTGCTGTAGAGGTTTTCTTTGTGCTCTTAGCCTCTGCAGCTTTAGTCTTTGGTATTGGTAGCTCTTTTGCCTTACCATGGCCATTAGCTTTATTGGTAACTTTTGTGGCTGTTCCTTTAGCTGCTGCAGCCTTTTTTCTCTTTGCCTTCTTTTGAGCTTCCATAGCCTTAGCGTGGTCTGCATGATGTATAGCGTTGTTTTTAGCGACTTTACCTAGCTTACCTGTTGAGTCATCCCTATAGTGGTAGTGCTCATCGCCTACTTTTGTTACGACGCCTGTTTTACCAGTGGATGTAACAATCTTAGACCCTGTACGAACTGTAGTGAAACGGCCATTAGCTGTACGCTTATGGAGTTCTTCTTTCCAGCTTACACTCTTCTGTAAGTCTATATATAATATAGGTTCTGTTGTATCCATAATTTGTGTACCCCCTTTATTAAAAAATGTGGTGTAAATATTTATGTCTTTACACCACATTCTATCAGATATTAACAGATATTTACACTAGAACTAGCTTATTTTAGTAGCTACCCCGTTAGTATCGAATCTATAACCATATAGGTCACAATTGCTTATCATAGCACCATATGAGTAGCAGCAATAGTCTTTACCACCGTCACTTATCCACCCAGTCTTCATAGCTCCATCTGTACCTAAGTAGTACCACTCGCCATCTATCTTTAGCCAGCCAGTTTGCATAGCCCCAGTAGTTAGGTCAAAGTAGTACCATTTGCCCCCTGTTTTATTCCAACCTGTTTTCATAGCTCCATCGTCTGCGTGGCCTAATAGATACCAGTTATTACCATCTTCTTTCCAGTCATAGGCCATATAGCCCTCTGAGTCAAAGTAGTACCACTTACCATCAATCTTTTCCCAGGCTGACTTAGAGTAAGTGCCATCTGTATGTTTATACCACCATTTGTTATTTGTCTCAGTCCATGCTCCTGCAGTGCTTGTAGTAGCATCTGAGTATATACCCTCTGTGAAAGAGTCTACATCACAGCCCTCACTTACACCGCTAATAGAGCCTGTCTCAGTGTATTGGTGGCCTACTCTGTTAGTAAAGATAGTGTTAGTAGGTAGGTTCCAAGGGTCGTTGTCGTAGTTAGCTTCCCAGAAAGGCATATCTTTTATAGTGGCCTCTGCGTCTGCTAAGTATTCTATAAAGCTAGTGTAGCTATAGATACCTAGTGTAAGTGGACTTAGTGCATTAAATGCAGCAATAAACCTTATAACATAGTCAGCTAAACCTGTGAAGTTAGTCTCTACATCCATCATTGGTACACAGTCCCAGTCATAGTCTTTTATCTGTGCATAGAAGTTTGCAGCTTGTGTCTCTGGTTCACTTGTGCCAACTAAAAAGTGATACGCCCCCACCTTTAATCCTTGTGCCTTAGCCTCTGTATAGAAGCTAGCTAGGGTAGAGTCCTGCATGGTAGTACCCTCAGAGGCTTTTAGGTATACAATACCTACGCCATCTACTGCTACTGCCTTGAAGTCAATGCTTCCGTTGTTGTTTGAAATGTCAATGCCCTTAATATAGCTCATTTTATCATCCTTCTTTCCTATATAAATTTCGTTAAAGACTTTCCATCTATAACCCATTCTATCAGATATTCACATTTATTTACATTAGCTAGAAAAATTAGGTATACTTTTAGGTATTAAATAGTATATTGATAAAAAAGGAGTGATTAATTTGAGTGAACAACATAGAAATGTATCTACAAGTGGAACAGCTGTTGCAGGGTTTGTATTAGGACTTGTCTCATGCTTTTTAAATTTTTTTGGTATAGTAGCAATATTAGCAATTACATTTTCTTCCATTGCTATAGGCCAACGCCATACAAAAAAGGGGCTTGCCATTACTGGCCTAATTCTAGGCATGCTAAATCTGCTCTACGCCTTTTCTATATTAATGAGCCTGTGAGGGCAACAAAAAAGCCAGCGAGCTAATAACTCACTGGCTTTCTTTTATTTTAGATACTTATCCTGCATAGCTAGGCCTTCATCGTATTCGTCTACATAGGGCGCCTTACTCAGGTCCGCTGCTGGGTATTTTCCAAAGTTATCTTTTACCCTATCCATTGAGTCTCCGTTGTGGACCATAAAGATGACATCTGGTTCTCCATCCCTTTCAAAGTTCCAACCTTCAGGTGCATACTCTCTGCTAAACTTGCACTTAGCTACTGGTGTCATTCCATACTTAGCATACATCGTAGGTAGCGCTCCATCAAAACAATCTAACTTCTTACCTCCGTGTTCTAGTGCATTCATTAGGATACTATGCATAGCTCCCTTTTCTTTACTAGCTGGGTCCTTGAACACTGATATTATATTGCCATCAGGTGTTACTGCTACACCTGCACCGCCGTTTGGTGACATTAGCAGCTTGTCACCGTTATAGTCGTCCAGGTCGTGTAGGTCTACAAAGGCTCCGTGGCTATTGTTAGCTTTTGCAGCTGCTATAGCACTGTGAAATTCCCTAGGCGCTACTTCATGGTATTTTACATGAGTGCTTCCGCTTGCTCCTCCGCTTGCTCCTTGCTCCATCCTCTTGCTATCATTTCCGCTATTACGTCCTGCTTCATTTTGTCTAGCCTTGCTAGCGTCTCCTCCGATAGCTCTTGTTTTACTTTCTTCTCTTCCACTGTTAGAAATTCCCTCTTTCTTTTTCATATTTGACACATCCTTTTTGTTTTGGGGGCTGGTGTCACTGTCCTGCTTACCCCTCTTACTATTACTATACAAAGGTCTTTTAGATAAGTGTACGCTAGATATAGCGCCTGCTAGTACCTTACCATCTTTAATATATGTGTGTCTACCTCTTACAGTGACCCAGCGGCCACCAGGTGGTAACTCTTTATTGACAGACTTCCATATCTCTCTATACATTTCATCAGCTCTTTGCACCTGTAGGTCATTTGAACCACCTACTATGCAGGGTATGTGGGTGTACTTCATTATCTTGCTAGCCTCTATCCTGTGGTGACCATCATGCACATCATAATCGTAGCCAATTACTACGGGCTCCAGGTTCTCACCTGCTTTCATATGCTCTACGTTCTCTTGTATCTTGTCAAAGTTCAATGCAGCCTCTGTTTGGTAGGGGCAGCTTAATCTATTTACTGGTATCCATAGCACACCCTCAGTGTTGGGCACATTGTAGGCATTGCGGTTAGACTGGTCTATATGCTCGGCTATATTAATACCCATAGATTTTTCTAGTGCTTCTATAGCTAGCGCCTTTTGTATAGCCCCTGAGCTTCTTATAGCTCCCATTAGCTTGTCAAATTGTGCATGAATAGCTGTTCTCTCTTCATCTTGTGGGTAAGGTGCTGGACACGTAGCAAAACCTTTCTCGTAGGTATAGTGTACTAGGTAATCATTTTTAATAGGCCCTGTCTTCATTTTACCTTCAACATAGTTCTCAAAGGCTCTGGCAAACATTTCACAGTTGCTGGTCCAGTACTTGTTATCTTTTCCACCTTGCTTACTAGAGTCCACATAGTACTGAGAGTGACCTGAGTATACTGGTATGTTATCTAACTTCTCTCCTGTACGCTTCTCGTGGTGGTAGGCCATTTCTTGAACCATGTCATTTATATCCATCTTTCTTTTACGCTCATTGCTTAGTATCTTTTTATCTATAGTTTTATCATCGTATCTGCCTCTGAGCTTCTCATAGTATTCGTTGTTATGAGTAGCCTTCTCATTAATCATATCTGTAGCTTTCTTTATAGCGCCACCTAGACCAAACTCTTCTACGGCCTTCTTAAAGCTAGGGTGGAAGCTATAGTACGTCTTATGCTTATTCTCCACGGTGTCTTTACCGTTACCATTACCAAACATTATAGCGTGCATAACGTCCTTATAGGCTGCTTTAACTGCTGGAGACCCTTGGTCCTGCATACCCTCTGAAGCGTAGTTAAGTGAACTATGCCCAGCACTTGCTTGATACATAAGATTATCAAGTGCATGACCCCACTCATGAGCTAGTGTTCCAGCGCCACCATTCTTAGTAATATTGATAGCCTTTGCCACTGGTTCGTAGTGAGCTAATGCTGCACCTTTACCACGGGCTCCGAATGCCATTGATAAACTACCATTTAACGATACGTCTTTGTCCTTCATACCTAATATATCAGCTAAGTCCTGGAAGGCCTCTGCACACTTTATTAAGTGGAAGTTACCACTTTTGTCATCTACATAGTTCCCAAACTCAACACCTTTAAACTTAAAGGTCTTTACCATGTCTTCAGGCTTCTTAACTGGTGTAGGTCTACCACCTGACCTCTGTATCTTTCTAGGCATTACACGCTCCCACCTGACTGTGTTATTAGGCACTTTCTTTTCCTTAGGCTTGTCGGCCTCTGCCTTAGCTTGAGCAAAGTAGTTACCCCAGTCTAGCTTCTTCTTATTCATAGTGTCATAGGTTCTGTTACGGCTTTCATAGTTAGTAAAGAAGTTAGTTAGCTTATCACCCAGAGGCGCATAAGGCTTAGCAGCTGCTTCATGATGCTGCTTTATAGAGTTCTCAACTTCCTTTATACGGGCTAGCTTCTTAGCTTTCCACTCTTCGGGTGTTATGTGGTTCCACTTATCAGCCTTATAATCACGCTCCATCAAGTCTGAGGCACTAGGCTCTTTGGCTGCTTCCCTTTTAGCATAGTCTAAATAGTCTTGTTGATTCTTTAAAAATGCTGGTGTTTCCCTCTTCATTTGATTACCTAAGTCACTTACTGCATTTCTAAAATCATCCCACGATTTAATAGGCTCTAGTGTCCTCTGTAGGCTTCTTATTGCATTTAGGTATAATTGCCTATCTTCTGCTGTATCTCCTGGTGGCTTCGGTGCTATGCGGTCATAGATAAGCTGTTTACACATAGCTGTTTTTATATCCATGCCGTTCTTGTAGTCTGCCTCAAAATCCACTGGATTTATTAAATTTTTCTTGATACAGTAGCGCTGTGCTACTTCAGGCGCCATGTTCTCCAGTGCATCGAGGGATTGTCCTGTGCTGTCGCTCATCAGCTTATCAGTGGCTTTCCTAAGCTCTGCCATATCCTTCCTAGCACCACCTATCTTAACCCCTGTATCGTAGGCTACATCATGATTAACCTGCTTCTCAGACCTTATGTCAGCTACCTTGGTTTTCTTACTACCCGTTGTATTGGCCGCTTTAGATGGTATTTTTTCGCCTGTAGAAGTACCTGCATCCTGCACCTTTTTAAACCTGCTATTAATAGGTTTTTTAGCCTCTGGCTTAGCTTTAGGTGTAGAGGCACCAAACATTTCATCTAAGTCTTTGACCGTAGGTGGTTTAGGTTGTCTCTTCTTTTTATCACTGGCTGCTATTAGTTTGTCTAGCTCCGCTTTAGTATTTGTCTTAGCTTTTAGCTTAGTACCTTTATTGTTGGCACCTGCTAGTACTGCCTCTACATTCTTTTTATTATCCTTTGGTAGCACTTCAGCCTTTTTCTTTTCTTTTGGTCTGCTGTTAGCTATAGCATCTATATCTTTACGTGCCTTAGCTGTAGTCTTTGCTGCAGCTGCTTTTTTATCTGTTACAGGCTTTATAGTCTTTTTAGGGGCAGGCTTAACCTCCGTGGTCTTCTTTGTCTTAGCTACTGGCTTCTTAGCCACTGTAGAGGTTTTAGCTGTAGTTTTTTTCTTCTTAACTTCTTTATCTAGTTCAACTTGATGTTCGCTTAGCTGTGCTCGTGTGGCTTTTTTAGCATTACCACTAGCACCCTCTAAGCTGCCTGCCAGTATTTTACCATTGAGTACATATATATGTCTTCCTCTGACTGTCTTCCACTCACCTCCAGGCGGTAGGTCTTTGTGCACCTTCTTAGCCTCTGCTCTTGTGATTGACTTCTGTAGCTGCTCTATTGGTATTATGGCTACTATAGCACTTTCAGGCACTGTGCCTGGTACCTCTGTCTCTCCTAGCTCATTTTCTACAGCGTTTATTGGTGGTGTCACTACAAGCACGTAAGCTTGTTTCTCACCATACAATGTATAATTGCTGATAGCATAACCCTCTGCCTGACTAAATAACTGGGAAAAGCAGGTTACCGCCTGCTGTTGGTCTGAATCATTTCCCTTTCCTTTAGAAGCTATATATCCGTGCTCCTTTATAAATGCTAGCTCATTAGCACCTATACCTCTAAATAGCATCTGTGAAGCCTCCATTGGAAATGCTGCTGGGTCTAAGTAATCATAGAGCACTGATTTGCTTATAATTTCTAGTTTGTCTGCGTCATATAGCATGCTGTAACCTCCTCTGTTATATAGAGTTCATATAATTTATAATAGCGTCTGCTCGCTCCTCTGAGTAGTATTTATAAGTAGGGTACCACTGCATAAAGTCCTTAGCTCGCTTGCTGCTGTTGCATGTCTTACATGCTGGTATAATATTCTCTCGGCTGTAATGGCCTCCCTTGGCTACTGGTATAATGTGCTCCTGTGTTAACTCAAGTTTGCGGCCACAGTAAGCACACCTGTTATTAAAGTATTCTTTAGTTTGCGCCCACTGTTCAGCTGTTAACGTTGCAGGCAACGCATATTCTCTAGCCTTTCTACGCTGACGTATGATAACACGTTTAGTTTTATTATTACGTGCCCACTGCTTGCTGCGCTCAGATATAGCTGGCCTATTTTCTTCATAGTAGCGTTTTCTACGTACACTAATATCTTTAGCATGTTCTGCCTGGTACAGTTTCTTCTGTTCAAGGATGCTTTTCCTATGTGTTTCATAGTACTGTTTTGCTTGCTCAGCTATGGCCACCTTATGTTCCTTACGATACTGGGTGCTCCATGTAGCCTTGTGCTCCTTGTTTTTGCTATTATATTGCTTCTTTTGTGCCTGTATACTTAGCTTATTTATATCGTAGTACTGCTTTGCCCTTGCAGCAATAGTTTCTTTATGTTCCAAGCAATAGGCTTTTTGCCTTTTACTTATAGCCACTCTATTCTTTTCCCAGCGCTGCCGCTCTCTTTTAATTCTGCATTCCCTACATTCGTTTCTAAGGCCATCCTTAGCATCTTTCCTAATATGGAAATACTCTTTAGTTGCAGGTAGCTCAGCCCCACACTTACTGCAAATTTTCATTTCCATAAAATCACCTCTACCACTATTATATTCCAATGTCCTAGGACTTGCAAGTATTATCTAGCTGTAGTATAATATTTTTGAGGTGATTATAGTGGCAAATAAAGATTTAAAAACAAGAACACCGATAGCTAACTCAGTCAATACAGCTATATGGACGGAGCTTAAAGACTACTCAAAAGAAACTGATATACCTCTGTCTAAATTATTAGATAGAGCAATAAAATTATTACTAGAGTCTGCTAACAAATAGCAGGCCCCTTTTTTATTTCAAATTTTCATCAATTCCAATTCCCCTTCTGATACGTTCTTCATTGATCAAGTCTTTAAGTGATCTCAGTGTTGGCTTACCATCTACCATGCTGTAGAATCTTGATAGTTTATGCCACATATGTCTACAATTAGGATGCAGCGGAATACAAGGTATATAAGTTGCTACACGCCTGCCATAGTTAGTCTTACCCACCCAAACATAGTTCATTTCGTCACTGTAATTAGTTCCCATTAGCTCTGCCTTGTGAGTTACTGTAAAGGTTCTACCTTCTAGATATTGCTTACAGTATCTACATGAGCCCTCTACAGTATTCACTGTTACTTGGTCCCCTTCTTCACATCCTGCTAAGAATGCGTCACTAGAGGCCATTGCAAGCTCTGTGATAGCTACACGCCTCCAGTCCCTGTTTTGCTCGCCGAACTTGTCGAATAACATTTGGGCTAATTTAGCAGCGGACCAACGACCATTGATAGCTTGTAGTACTACTTGCTTTATACCTGCTCTGTGCTTTTCTGCTACCTCTGCTATCTTATCTGCGGTCCTTATTTCTGCATTCTCTACAGTTCTTATTTCCTGAGGCTGTAGAGGTAATATCTCATAATTATGCATAGCTAGATTACGCTTAGCTCTAGCTGCTCTTAGTGCTTCGTCTAACTCAGCCTCTGTAACTGTAGGACTTAAATTAGCTAGAACTTCTATTGCAGGGTCTTTAGCTGCTGTTAACACTACACCCTCATGCCTAGCTGCTTTTATAGTGGTAGGAAAGCGGTCCACATAAGCGCCTGTAGCTTTCAGTGCCTCTGTATCTTGCTTATTTCTTATCTTAGCTATAAATGCCGCTCTTACTGCATACTTCTCTGCTACCTTCTCAGCGTTTGGTAGGTCTTGCTTTAATATACCGTCTATCTGCTTGAGCTTTTGCTTGCTCCAATTATCCTGCCCCTGTAGATACTTGATAAAGTCCTTACGCTTACGCTTGGCTATATTCCATAGCTCTGTTAGTTTATTGGGTCTACGTGCACTCTTTATGAGTTCTTCTTGATATGCCATAAACTCTGTACCTAGTGATTTAGTCATTTCTACATGTTCATTGGAGAGGCCTAGCGCTGCTATAAGCTCAGCCATGTTATTGAACGCTGGCTCTACTAGCTCATGGTATAGCTCCTCCTCTGCATCTGCTAGCATACTATTATCATTAAGCGCCCATATATTGTGTTCCTTTTCAGGTGCTTGCATATAGGTAATAGGTCCTGCTACTCCCATAGCTTTGCTTAACTCTTCTACTACTGCAGCTCTCTGTGCCTCTGTAAGCTCTTTCATTTTAAGTGGTAGTGTCATTTGCACTTTCATATTCCACCTCTCTAATAATCTGCCCAGTCTATTATTACCTCAAGGGGCTCATCATCATTTAATGACTTCTTTATTGGTTGCCCTGGTTTAGCCTTAGCAGCTGCCTTCTGTTTCATAGCCTCTATATTTGTTTGGTGTTTTTGGTCTGCGCTCTTACCTTCCATGTCGTGCTTATGCTGTAGGTTCTGCATGTCTATGCTTTGGCCGTGTTGTTTATCCATAACTTCAAGGTTCTTTTTATGCGCATCGTCTGAAGTTGCTTGGGCTTGCTCTTGCTCTTGGCCTTGCTGTGCTTGCTGCTGCTCTGCTTGCTCTGCCTGCTGCTTAGCTTGTAACTCTGACATAAATACCTGCATAAGTACTGTATTACCTGGTGCTAAGGTCCATGAGGCAGGTTTACCCTCTTCATCTAGTACCTCTTCCATGTCTTCTTTTTTACGGACCTCTGCTACCTGTACTACACCTGAATCTATCTGTATTTTGTATCTATTCCACTTAGCATCTTCATCCTCTTCATCTATACCTACCCACATAAGACAATATTCATCGTCTATATGGTCTACTATCTGAGAGTTAAACGTATTAGCTAAGAATTGCATTAGAGGTATAAAGCCCTTGTCCTTAGACTGGTCCATCTTAGCCTCTGTATTATCTGAAGCACTCATGCTGTTGCCGCTGGTCCAGCTCTTAAAGCCTACTTCAGTTGGGTCTATCTGATACACTGCACATGCTATATTGAATAAGAACTCAAGGAACTCGTTAAATTCCATGTCCCTATTAGAGTTATGAAAGGGTGTAAACTTAACTCCAGCGCCTTCAGATATGCCTAGTACTGGCACCGACCACTTACCACCTGCACCCTCTGTCATTGTCTTCCAGTGCCTTGAGAATGCCTCTAGATGCTCATCTTTAACTTTACCCACAACTTCAAGTACACCCTGTGGTAAATGACTATTACTAAAGTAGCTGGTATTATATCTTATGCTATTCATGATACCTGTGACTATCTCTATTAAAGTCTCTAGTTCTGACATACCAAAGTCTACGGTTCTTATGTCTGTACGTGGGTTTCTAATTGCATAAGTGAGCTCATCCTCAGTGTACTCTGCCACTATTTGACCATCTATTTTTTGTACATATGCTATGTGGCCACTGTCCTTCTTACCTCTGTTTGTAATTGGTTCATATACGGGCACCTGCGCCTCTTCACCTGCTGGATTACTAGATACTATTTCAATAGTAGTACCATCTACGGCCCACACTTCAGAGGCTTCACCTCTCTTACTAGCTACATTTTCCCAAACCATTGCATCAAGTGTTAGTGTATCTCTTACTATTTTTCTTAAGAAGCTATCAAAGTTGTCTTTACGCCTAGCATTAGGTGCTGCCCCTGTACGCATGAAAAACTCTTCTATCTCAAAAGCTCTCTTCTTTTGTGGGTCTGTCATAGTAGCGTCACTGTCTTTAAGCACTATCTTGAAGCCCATGTCACCTTCAAACCTTGGTCTTCTTGCAAACCTTGCTACTTGATTTAGTCTAGTATTTATTATAGCTGCTATAGCTGGCACCTGGGCCATGCTTCTTAGGGTAGAGAATGTTATTGCTGTAGGCTTAGCCCTTAGTCCCATTATGCCCTCTACATCATAAGGGTCAATGATTGCTGACTTAGGCTCATTTATTTTTACATTGCTTAGCTTGCCACTGTCAAAGGCTTTCAATAGCTCTTCTGCTTTAGGCGCTTGCTCATATATGTCTAGAATGTCGCTCATAGTACACCTCCTTATATTATAAAAGAGCCTCGGAAGACTGGCCTCCTCAGCTCCTTTTGTTCTTACCTAGTTAAAGTTGTCCCTGTCATTAATGTGTCCGCAATTAGGACAGTGCTTCTCTCCAGCTGCATTAGGTCTAGTACTAGTTATGCCTCTAGGCACTGCGTATACCTTGCATAGTGAGCACTGTACCTTAGCTGGGTTAGTTTTTTCTTCTACATTAGTGTAGATTCTTGTTAAACCTATTTGGTCTGCCATAAAATATCAACTCCCTTACTCATGTAATATCTGGCTATTCATCTATATAGTACCATTTTGCATATATTATTAATAGCTTATTTAGGCTTTTTGTGCTTACCTATTTCTCGCTTGCTGCGCCCCTGTGACCTAATTGGTTCATGCCTTGGTAGGTCTTTATATTTAGCATACTCATATATCTGTGCTCCGCTGTATGTGTCATCTGTAGATGCTTTAGGCTCTTCTATTGGTTGCTCCTCTGCGTCTTTATATCTTCTTTTGCTCTCCCTGTCTTCTAGCACAGCTGCTACACATATCCACATAAGTAGTGCTATAAACGTAGTCATCTTACTACTTTCCAATTAAGCGCACACAGTGCTTTATTTGTTGGAACCCAGGCTTTACCTGGCTTATCGTTGCTGTGATATATAACATTATCCATCATGAAGAGGTAGCCGTCCCAATTCTCACGTTGTACTCTGTAGCCTGCTTGTAATAGTAGTAGAGCCACTGAAAACTCAAAGTACTCTTGGCCTGCTAACCTAGTTGTATCCCTTACTACAACTAGTGGTGCTGTGATATCCTTAGCACTAAATAGGTTACTTAGTTGTTCTGCTATCTGACTTACTTTGTGGTCGCTTACACTGTTGTCTACTGTGAGCGTGTAGAGGTCTGCTTTTTCTGCCTTTATATTTTGCAGTATAGTATCTAGCGGTGTACTGAAATCTGGCGCTGGTCTCTTAGTCATACCCTTCCATATGCTTATATCATTTGTTGCTGGGTCATAGTTTGCTGCTATATTCATAGCTGTATCAACAAAAGGGCTAGGCGCCATTGTATGCATGTCCTTACGCCACATATCTTTAAATGCTTCAAGCTCCGCATCAGTTGTACCTGGTGCTATTGTTATAGTACGTTGCGCCATTATTTTTAGAATTGATTCATCAACTTGACGCTCAATTTCTTCTACTAGTTCTGGTGGTATCTTGGCTTTAGTCTCCTCAGGTACTGCTGCCATTGCTGCTTCTACTGCCATTGCTTGCTCTACTGCAGCTCTTAGTGCCTCTTCCTTGGTTGCTGCGTCCATGTTGTCTGCTGTTCTGTAATCTCTCATTGTTTCTAGTTTACTGTTATCATGTCCTATATTCATAATACCCTCTCCCTTTTATTTATTATTCTATATAGAATGAACCTCCTGAGCTTCTCTCTTTTCTTAGAGCTATTGTTAGGTAATTCATAGCATGTGCGAAATGGTCTCCACCAGGCATACAGCCGACTCTTATAGTGATAATTTCTTTGTGTGTCTTCTCATCCTCTTCAATATCCCTTATCATTACTATATTGGTTAGGTGCTTAATGAATGTACCAAACAATGGATTCTGTGATACCCACAAAGGTATAACTATTTTTCCATCCCTGAACATCTTAGCCATAGTCTGTAGGGTTAAGGTCCTATCTACGCTTACCTTTGAGTCCTCTTCATTCCATACGTCATTAACTTTAGTTGTAGAGGCACTTGATAAGTTAGGGTAGAAACATGAGAATACTTTTCCTGGGAAATCTTGCATAAGTTCAAAGTTCCTATCTTTACCATAACCAGCATCAAATACCCCTGTCACTGCCTCCCACTGTCTCATCTTCTCGCCTGCTCGCTGTATATGTGGGTTAGTCTTTCGACCGTCTATAGTCTCTGCCTCTGAGTCCTCTGCATTCCATATATCTAGTATTAAAACCTTTTCTGGATTATCAGGCATCTGCATTGCATTAACACCCCATGACATATTACCCCAGTCAACACCCTGGCAAATATCTCTTCTACGTATGTCATAAGGGCTCTTAAGTGAAGTATCTATACACCGCATTATATCAGCCTTAGTAATCATTACATTATCACCTAGGTAAGGTCTGCCTATAACATAGTTCTCAAATAGCTGGTCTAGGTTATAGTCTAGTTTCTTTTTCATTAGCTGTGTAGCACTTATCCAGGGGCATACTAGTTGGCTTATCTGGTAGCCTCTTACTGCTGTCTTATAATCATACAGTGGCCTCCATAGTCCTTTAATCCTGGTCTCATCAGATATAGGCTCATGACACTTTAAGCATATATAGGCATGTGTATCATGTTCATTTATTATACCTGGATACTTTAAGTGTAGGTTGTGATTAGGTGCGCCTCTGCTGTCCTTGCTTAGCTCCATCACATTTTTAGGAAAGTCGTGTATTAGTGTAGTCCATGTGCCACAGTGTGGGCATTTAATCCACCAGTGCTGCTGGTCGGAGTCTTTAAAACTTGCATTAACTCCTACACCTGGTAGACTTGGTGTACTAACGTCCCTTCTCCATCCATATGCTGAAGAGGCTAGAGACTCATTGAATGCTATAGTAACACCTGAGGCCATTCTATCTATCTCCGATTCCACCGCCTATTACTAGGTACTTTAACACCTCTTCAATAGTCACCCACTGAAGAGGTCGGACTAGACTATATCATCCCTTTTGATTCTTATTACGTGCTCTCATATAGCAGTTCCTACATAGGCCTCCGCTATTGTGCTTAGTTTGAGTAGTACCACACATAGTACAACAATCGTAGTTCCTAGCCCAACGACCTGCATACTTAGCCTTACGTGCTGCTATAAGCTCCTCTTGGTGCTCATTACAGTGGCATTTTCTGCATTCAACTATTAGATTGCTGTCCTCATTGTTTGGGTCTTTAACGCCTCTGCCATGTCTGTCCTTATGATGTACAGTTAAGTTCTTTTCATCATACTGCTGTCCACATTTGCTACAAGTATAATTACACGCTATTAGTAGCTCTTGCCTCTTGCTGTCAAAATATTCTTTTTCCCTGAAGGCCTTGTTCCTTTGAAGTATAGTATCTTTATTATTTCCATAGGTTCTCTTAGCCCTTGCTCTAATCTTCTTGTGCAATTCAGGGTCTTTGTTGGCGTTGCGTTCCCACTCTCTCTTATAGCACTTGCGACATTGTTGTTTACTTGGTGCATAGAGCTTATCAAACTCTTGCCCGCAGTCTTTACATAGCATAATATAACACCCCTTTATATAAAATATCCTCTACTGGTATTATATTACATCCTGTCAATCAATGTCAAGCTACATTATAAATAAATCTCCATTCAGTAGCGTATAGTCGTTGAGGATTCGACTCCCTTAGGAGTACGTCTTTCCTGCGGATTATCCCTTCCATTGCACTTTTTACTATCTCTAAGGCGTTACCCTTCGCCCCTCAGTGTATCACTACCTGAGGTTAGTATGCATGTCTTCGGGACGTTCCCGCATATGGCTACTTTTTAATTCGACCATGTTGTTAATCGAATATGATAACATCAGCATCAACACCTTCACCGAGCTTAGCACTATGTCCTGACCTGAAAAATATAAAGCTACTACCTATTCTTCTTAGCCTTACATTATCTACTATATCCTCACCTTGCTTCTTCTTACCAGTGGTTACGTCAATACCCATACGGTCTTTAATATACGGGCTGTCTTTCATAACCTCTTCTATTCTGGTCTTACTAAAATCGGCTACTTGGTCAAAGGTTGGAAATACATATACTGCTTTAGTGTATGGATGAGTATCACAAAACCATAAGGTTTCTCTAACTTCATTCTCACTCATACCACATTGTCTGGACTTTTGAGTAGCTTTGTGTGGGTGCTGGTCATCTAGTATCTGCTGCAATAGTTGTCGCTGCCCTCTGAGTCCTATGCTTTGTTCTGCTGGGCTTATCTGATTAGCTCGTCTTATATCATAGCTTCCATCTTTATTTAGCTGCTCGAATCTATAAGGCTTACCTCTGAGGCCTGTGTAATACTGGGCCCAGATGCTGGGCCTATGCTTTATCTGGTATTCAAGAATCTGCTCATTAGTTAGGGCTTGCATGTGCTCACCTGCTCTCTCCTAGTGGGCTATATTTTTCCCTTAAATCAGGGTCCTTACCTACATAGCATATATCACCAAACCCCTCAGAGTACTCAGGTGGCTCTAGTTGGTCGCTCATTTTCTCAATTATAGGTATTAGGTCTTTTTGGTCTGCTTGTGCTGCCCTTACCCTACACATATACTGTGTTGCATCTATCCATATAGCCTCTGCATAGTAGTCATACTTAGTAGCTAACTTTAGCAGCTTAGCTCTTGCTTGTACTGTGGTGTTAGTCTCATCTATAATTATATTAACGCCCTGCTGCATAAGTATCTTTAAACTTATATCTCTTGTGGCCCACATCATAGCCTTGCCCTCTGCATAATATCTTTGGCCATACATTAGCTGTCTAAACTCATCAGCGGATATTACAACCTCGCTAGTCTTATAATCACGTGCCCAGGTGCTCTTACCTGCTCTTGGTAATCCTATTAATACTGTTAGTCTGCTTTTCATTAATTATCATCCTCTCTGTAATTATTATTCATATAGCTGCATATACTGTAGGGTAGTAACCCTGCTGCATTAAGTATATATGAAGAGGCTGTATAACACTTTGTTGTACATCGTAATTTAGCCTCTTCAATTGATATATCTAGCCTCTGAGTATACTGTAGAGGCTAGTGTATTACATAACGTTTTACTCTTTCTCTCCAGTAATGGACCTTATAATATCATTGCCCACTGCATCAAACTCAGCCTCTAGTGCCTTGCGCTCTTCAGCTGTTTTAGTATTAAGCATCATTTCCACTGGTATAGCTGCAAGCCCCAGTGTGCCTTGGATTGTGGTACTTTGTTCAATACTAGTCTGTTCAACAAACTCGCCTTTCTCCTGGCTTATCTGCTTGGCTATAGTCTGGATAGCACTCAGTACTGGACCTATGCTTTTATCAGTCAATTTAACATGACCTATTTCATTTATTACTTTGTCAAATAATAGTGCTGTTATTTTGTTGAGACCTGCTATTCTCTCTCTCTGGTTGGCCCAGCCTGTCTCTAGTGTTAGACCGTCAACATGCTCCTTAAACTCAGGATGCTGCAACCATCCATACATTGTCATCCTGCTATAGCCCACTGCCTCAGCCACTTGTCGTAGAGGCCAGCCTGCTGCCATTAGTTCTGCTGCTTTATATCGTGGCTCATTCCATTCCCAAACCTTAGGCACTGACTTATAGTAGGCCCTTGGTATAACTATCTTATACTTCTTTCCATTGCTACCTCTGACTTCAAGTGGTATATAAGAAGCGCCATCCTGCTTCGGTGGTACATCGTCTAGTATCTCAACTACCTCTGAGCCAGGCAGTGGTAGGCTTCTAACTAGTTTGTCCTCGTCTCTGTTGAGGTCTTCCTCTGTATGCTTTACTGGTTTAATTGCTGCCTTTAGTTTCCGTATCAGTGCCATAGCCTCATTCCTCCTGCTTCCAAAATTTTCTATAGGCAAAAAATAAGCTTCTGTCTAGTTTTGTATAACCCAATTCTACCATATTATAGTAGCTTTTGTATACAACTCTTTACAACTTTGAACAACATATATTTATATATATATAGAGGATTATTATTATTTATTATTATTATTTATTAAAAAAAGCTTCAGTAGTAGTAGAGTAGAAAACTAGAAAAAAAAGAAAAAGTTTAAAGTACACAAACACTATAGGAATTGAGTAGAATTTATTTGGGATTATTTTCTATTTTATTTTATTTATTAGTGATTTTTTATCAAAAGAATTTTTCAAACTATAATTACGTACCAACTCGTAAGGAAATCTCGATGTAACACACTTTTATTTTTTCAGATTTTTTTAAATTTTTGAAGAAAAAAAAGACCCTTAAAAAAATAAAAAAAAATGGAGGGGGGTGTTTGTGTGT